TTATCCAGAAGAGGTGAAGCTTCACAGAAAGGTGAACCTAATCCTAGAATGATTATCAATTATAAAAATGGAGTTAGTGTATCGCTTTATGAGCATATAGTAGCTATGTTTACATATTACCATACATCAACCCTTAATAAAGTTGGTTTAATGGATGAAGATTTTTATAATGCATGGGAACATGTGGAGCATACCCTTAGAATTATTAAAAACGGAGATTATACCCCATTCTGGTGGTTTGCGGACATTACTGGTAGTGAGAACTATATCAAAGAACAAGAAGGTGAAAAGGCAAATACTTCTTTAGCTAAAAATGAAGAGGAATTTATGAAGAGAGTTCAAGATGGACTTCAAATTTTTTACAAAAAACATCAAACTGTTCCATCTATGATAGCTAGTGTAGACCCTCATGTAATAAAACCTTTACTTAAAAAAATATATGAAAATAATAGATGATAGAATTAATGAAACACAGTATATTCCTGAGTTTGAAATCCTTTTAGATTTTTATATAGCGTTAAAAGCTAAAAGTATACTTGAAATAGGTTCTTACTATGGTGCTTCTTTACATCATTGGTTACATTATAGTGCAAAAAATGCAAAAGTTATCAGTATAGATTTACCTATTAGTGAATTTTGCGGACCAGATGACCCAAGATGTAAAATCCAAGAAGATGCAATAGCAAATGAATGGAAATCTTGGACAAAGATAAACAATGACAAACTTTATTTGATTCAAGATTTTTCACAAAAAGAATCTGTAGCAAAAGAAGTTCATAAACTTATAGATAATGTATTTTTTGATTTCGTTTTTATAGATGGTAATCACATGTACGATGCAGTAAAGAGAGATTTTCAATTATATTCTCCTTATGTCAGAAAAGGAGGTCTTATTGTTTTACATGATATTGGATATGCAGAAGAAGGTGGTGTTAGTAAACTTTGGGATGAACTAAGAGTAGAATATAAACATCATGAGCTTAGAATGCATCCTAATAAAGAAAAAGGAATAGGTATTATTGCAGTATGAAGATAAACATAGGTACAAATATATTTGGAAATGATTTAAAACAATCACTTGGATTACAAACTCAATATCGTTTAAAGAATAAATATCCTGATATTGTTAATTTATATGCTTTTCAAAGAAAAGCAGAAGAAAATACATCTTCTTTACATAAAACAAAACTTTTAACTAGAGATAGTAGAGATTTTGTTGAAGGTGGTAAAAAATCAACACCATGTGTTAAAGATATACTTGATGGTCTTGCTGAAACTGATTGCGACTATATGGTTTATACAAATAGCGATGTATTGTTTAGTCACAAATTTATAGAATATATTTTAAATGGTGATTATACTGGATACGCTTGTTCTCGTATGGATATAGAACCAATAAATAATCTTCAAGATAAAATGATTCAATTTAGATATGAAATTGCAGGTCAAGATACATTTGTAATGAAAAAAGACTGGTATATTAAAAAAAGACATGTAATAAAAGATTATTTAATTGGTTCTATTTTATATGATACTGCTTTAACTTGTATATTAAAGCAACATGGACAGAATGATCCAATAGTAAATGATTATCCAATTCAAATAGCACATATACATCATGGATGGGGTAGTGGTTATCCGTCACCCGAAAATACATACAATAGAAATCTTTATGATAGTGAAGATAAAAAATTAACAGAACCTTGGGGTTGGTATTATCATAACATTTTAACCAAAAGAGCAAATGGATATAATATGTTTACATTATTTCCAAATGAAAAACAAATAGAAAAAGAACATTTTGGAAAATTTATGTATGAAGATTAAACACTATACGTTTTTTACTGATAGTCATCGTATTTTTTTAAAGTATTTTTTAAATACTTTTCATTTTGATAAAGATATAGATCTTTGCATAAGATATATGCCTCAAGAGTGTTCTTCTGGTGATTATGTATCCGAGGGATGGAACGATACAATGAAAAGAAAAGTAGAATATATAATAGAGGCTTTTAACGAATTAGAAGATGGTAGTGTTTTTATACATTCCGATGCAGATTTAATTTTTATTAAACCATACAAAGAAACTTTAATACAAGAAATGGGAGATTGTGATATAATTTTTCAAAATGATTGGAATACTCCTTGTATGGGATTTTTTGCTTGTAAAGTTTCAGAAAAAACAAAAAATCTTTTTATAAAAGTTAGAGATGAAATGCATAACCACGAGCAAGATCAAGCTTGTGTTAATTTTCTTTTAAAGAATACAAATCATGGTTTAAAATATAAATTATTTTCACATAAGTTTTACAATTATGGATTTACTGGTAAGATTTATGATAACGAAAATGATTTTTTAATTCCTAATGATATGATATTATTACATGCAAATTTTGCAGTTGGAGTGGAGAAAAAGAAAAAAATTATATCAATAGTGTTAAAAAAATTTAATATAAAATGATAGATGAAAAATATTATAGTTTAGATTTAATAAATCCACCTTATCCTCCATACCATGAAGGTGATGATTTAGAATCATTTTTTATAAATTATTATTTTAATAATAAAAAAGAAATAGATTCCACTGGGTGGAATTTTTTACCTATTAAATGGACTTATATCTATAATCATAGATCTGATTTATATGCTAGTTTACAGAATGATTTAAATAATCTTGATCCTAATAAAAAATACTTTACCGTTTCACAACATGATGATGCACCTGCTCACAAATTACCACCAAATATTATTAATTTTTCAGCTGGGGGCAATCAACCAAATACAATTCCAATACCTATAATATGTTCTCCGATAAAAAATATAAAAAATACAAGTAAAGATATATTTTGTAGTTTTGTGGGAAGTGTAAATCAAAATATACCGGGAAATGCCGCCATAGGTTATCAAACTAGGATGAAAATGCTTCATGCTTTAGTTGATAATTCTGATTATGTATTAAAGCCTAAACATTGGTCACCAGAAATTAAAGAAGAAAGGAAAAATTTGTTTTTAGAACTTACAAGTAGAAGTAAATTTTGTTTAGCTCCTAGAGGATATGGTGCAACTAGTTTTAGAATGTATGAAGCAATGCAGTTAAATTCGATTCCTGTTTACATTTATTACAAAACACCCTTCTTACCATTCACAGATGAATTGAATTGGGAAAAATTAGTTATATTGGTAGAATATAACGATATTTCTAATATAGATCAAATTTTAAAATCTATATCGGAAGAAAAATACCAAGATATGATACATTATACTAAGAAAATATACCCTGAATACTTTAAATTAGAAAAAATGTCTTTAAATATAATCAAAATTTTAAATAAAATGTTTGAATAATTCTAATGTTCATGTATTATTAATGCGTGAAAAATATTATTTTCCAAAGCGTTAGTATTAAAAATTTCCTTTCAATAGGAAATGATCCTTTATCTATAGATTTCAAAAAAGGAATTACCGTAATTACAGGTGAAAACAAAGATAAAGGTGGTAAAAATGGTATCGGTAAGAGTACCATAGCTGATGCTATCTTTTGGTGTTTGTTTGGTAATACAATTAGAGAATTAAAGAAAGATAAAATTCAACACAATAGAAATAAAGAAGAATGTCAGGTAATTTTAAATTTTACTATATCTGATGGTAAAAATGTATCACCATATATAATAACCAGAACTCTTAATCCAGCTAAAATAGAAATTTTATTAGAAAGTGGACAAAGATTTAATGATTTAACACTTTCAACTATACCTGAAAACGATGATTTTATCAAAGAATTGATTGGAGCTAATGAAGAAGTTTTCAACAATGCTGTTGTTATGTCTACAAACAACACAATTCCTTTCATGGCTCAAAAGAAAACCGAAAAGAGAAAATTTATTGAAGGTATTCTGCAACTTAATATTTTTGGTGAAATGTTACTTAAAACAAGGTCAGAATATAATGATGAAAAAAAATCAAATGATCTTCATGCAAATAATTTTATTAATGAACAACGTCTTTTGGAGACGTTAAATAACAGTAAAATTAATTTCGATGAAAGCAAAAACGATAGAATTAAACTTATATCAACTAAGTTGATCTCAACATCTGATGCTTTGGATTTTTTAAACAAAAAAGACGTTAAAAATATATCAGATCTAAAAGCATTCATAAAAACACATGAAGCTAAATTAGAAACGTTAAAAGAAATGGCTGATTATACTAGTAATAAAATAATAGATGATAGAGAAAAGAAAGTAAAAATTCAAAATATTATTTCTCAGGCAAAAAATGATAAACAAAAGATTATAGATAAAGGTGGTACTTGCCCAACTTGTAACCGAGATTATTGTGTTGAGGATTTAGAACACGTTAAATCTGAAATTTTAAAATTAGATAATATTATTAATGAAAATCAGCCAATTTATGATGATTTGATTAAAACTTTAGAATCAAGTCTTAAAATTAAAGAACAAATTAAAGAAAAAACTGACCATAACCAAAAAGAAATTAAAAAATACAATGATCTTATTGGAGAAGCATCATTACATGAACAAAAGAAAAAAACTCTTCTAGAAAAGATTGAAGAGTACAGGGAGAATATTCGTGAAATTGAAACAGAATCTTTTAAAGATGATGTTAAAATAAATGAATGTGAAAAAAGGATAAAAGATACTGAGTCAAGATTAGCAAATATAAAAAAACAATTGGCTATTCTTGATACTGTTAAATTCATTGTGTCAGAAGAAGGCGTTAAAACATTTATTGTCAAAAAAATCATTAATATTCTTAATACTAGATTGAATTATTATCTTCAAGCACTTGATGCACCATGTAAATGTGTTTTTGATGAGACTTTTGAGGAAACAATTTATAACGAACAGGGTAAAGAATGTTCATATTTTAATTTTAGCGGTGGAGAACGCAAAAGAATTGATACTGCAATCCTTTTTACATTCCAAGATGTTATGAGATGTCATTCGGGAATTTCATTCTCTCTTAATATCTATGATGAACTCTTTGATTGTGCATTGGATGCAAAGGGAACTGATAAAATTCTTGAAATATTAAAGGAAAAAGTTAACAAGTACGATGAATCAATATACATCGTATCTCATAAATCATCAGAGATTGCAAATTGTGATAATGTAATTCTTTTAGAGAAATCCAATGGTGTTACAAAAATAATCAGTTGATAAATCATTAATAAATTATAAATTTCAATATGGCATTAAAAATAAAAGAAACTAGCAATAATAAGGTAGTGTACGAGTATGATCCTATCAGAGTGGGGTTACCGAATGCACCAGCAGGTATGCCTATGGGTATGCCAACTTATAGTTATGCCGCCCTTAAACCAGTAAAAATACCAGAAACTCCACCACTAGATATGCCAGAGGCTGGTTTACCTAGAGCTATTAATTATTATGCTGATTATGGAGGCTGTGGATTCTGGAGAATGATTTGGCCTGAATTTTCTCTTAATGCATACACTAAAGCATGTATGTCAGGGTTAACACAAATGATTTTAGATCTAAGATTTTATCAAGGAATCAGTGCAATTAGAATGCAACGTCAAGCTACACCGATTCAAAGAGAATTTATTAAAGAATTAAAGAAAGCTCAACCTCAAATTGGATATAGAATGATTTATGAGGTTGATGATATTGTTTTTAAAGATGATATTCCTGATTATAATAGATGTAAGGATGCTTTTGTTGATCAAAATATCATTGATAGTATTTTGGATATCATGCAAAACATGGATGAAATTACTGTTTGTAGTAAATTCATGAAAGAATACTATATAGGGAAGACAGGTAACAAGAATATCACTTATGTTCCAAATTATCCTCCTAAATTTTGGTTGGATAGATTTTATAATAAAAAAAGAATTGAAGATCTTTATGAAAAGAACAAGAAACGTCCTAGAATTCTTTATTCTGGTTCTGGTACACACGTTGACGTTCTCAATAGAACTGGTCTTAATGATGATTTTAAACATATTACTGATGCAATCATTAAAGCTCGTAAGAAGTTTAAATTTGTATGGAAAGGTTGTTTCCCTATGGTATTAAAACCATACATTGACAACGGTGAAATGGAATTTGTAGATTGGTCAAGCCTTATGGATTACCCACAAGGATTATATGATACAAATTGCAATGTAGCTTTTGCATCATTACAAGATAACATCTTTAATAAATCAAAAAGTAATATTAAAATGGTTGAAGCTGGCGGTTTAGGTATGCCCGGTGCATATCAAGATCTCTGTACATACGAAGAAGCAGATTTAAAGTTTAAAACTGGTGATGATTTGATCCAACAACTTGAATATATAACTTCCGATTATGATCGTTATATGGATCTATCAGGAAAAGCTAGGAAATTCACTGAAGGATTATGGCTTGAGGATCATTTGGACGAATATAATGCTATGTATTTTACTCAATTTGGTTCAAAAGAAAGAAAAGAAAAGGCTCCGTTGCTTATTGCAAACAATCCTGATCAAGATATTGCTTGATTTGTGCATCTTACTGATGCATAATTAAAGTATGGCGTATAGGAATGTCTATTATGACGGTAAAAATGGGTCAATGCACCTGTGGACATGGAATGATGCAGGAGAAAGAATTCAAGCTGTAACTAGTTTCGAGCCTTTTCTTTATATTGAATCAGAACATGGTACAGATGCTAAATCTATTTTCAATACTCCATTAAAAAAACAGTCTTTTAAGAATCAAAAGGCAAGACAGGCGTATGTTGATTCAACGCCAATTAAAAGATTATTTTATAATCTGGATGTTCAGCAACAGTTTTTACTTCAAACATATAAAGATGAGATTGATAAGCCTGATTTTGGCAGTCAACCATTGAAGATATTTTATATTGATATTGAAACTTATGCTACTGATCACTTTTCAACACCAGAAGCGGCTACTGATCCTATAAATCTTATAACAATTTATGATTCTATTGAAGAAAAATATTACACATGGGGCTGTAAGAATTATTCCACAATGGAAGAAGATGTAACATATTTCAAATGCAGGGATGAAAGAGATTTATTGAGTAGTTTTGTGAGATTCTGGAGAAAAGATCCACCTGATGTTGTTACAGGTTGGAATATTCATGGTTATGATATTCCATATATCATGAATAGATTATCAAAAATATTTGAAGATGATTATAGAGATGGTTTATCACCAGTAAAAAGACTTTGGTTACAGAAAGAAGCTGCAATGAATAAACTCGGAAGAGTTATGGATAGGTGGCATATATGTGGTGTTAGCATTTTGGATTATATGGATCTTTATGAAGCCCTTTGCGGTGGTAAAAGAGAATCAATGTCATTGAATTATATTTCAGAATACGAATTAGGAGATTCGAAGATAGCAATTGGAAGTACTTCATTGTCATCTTTGGCTGATACTGATTGGTTTAAGTTTGTAGATTACAATATTCAAGACGTAAGACTCCTTGTTAAACTTGAAAATAAGCTGAAATACTTAAAACTTGTACGCAATCTCTCATATCGTGGGTTCATACCATTTCAAAAGTCTATGGGTAAGGTTGCAATGATCACAGGTGCAGTTGCACATCAAGCCTTGAGACAAGATTTGATTATTCCTACTTTTAATATTGAAAATATTAAACAAGATTTTGCTGGTGGTTTTGTTTATGAACCAGTAAAGGGTTTATATGAAGATGTTGTAACATATGATGCAAATAGTTTGTATCCAAACACAATTATCACTCTTAACATTTCACCGGAAACTAAAATTGGCAAAATAGTTTCAAAAAATAACGATGGTGTTACTTTAAAATTGACTAACAATAAGATTATTGATCTTACAAAAGATAAATTTGAAAAGATACTAGAACTTGAAAAACTTTGCATAACAAAAGCTGATGTTTTATATACACAGAAGTTTAAAGGAGTTGTTCCAACTCTCATTGATAAACTTTATACAGAAAGAGTCAAAGCGAAGAATAGAATGCTTGATGCAAAAAAGAAGATAAAGTCTGCAAAATCAAAAGAAGCTAAAGAAAAATTAGAAGAAGAGGCAAATGATAATGATATTTTATCAAATGTGTATAAAGTTTTTCTTAATTCCATTTATGGTGTATTTTCAAACATTTATTCACCTTTGTTTGATATTGATCATGCGGAAAGTGTTACATTAAGTGGTCAGGCGGTTGTTAAAAAAGGTCCAGAGATTATATATGAACATGCTCAACTATCTGGATTCTCTGGCAAACTTGAAGATATTCTTATTTATCAGGATACGGATAGTGAATTCTTTTCTTTTAAAGAAATACTGAAAGCGAAAGGTATAAAATTACATAAAGATAACGAAGTTACACCAGAAGCTCACCAAGTAATTGATGAATATGGTAAAATACTCAATGATGGCATTAACGAATGGGCAAAAGATGAATTCAGATCTATTGATCCTAGATATGTATTTAAAAGAGAAAAAATTTGTGACGTAGCTTTACTGCAAGCAAAGAAATTTTATATTCTTCATATTTTGGATAAGGAAGGTGTTAAAACAAATGAGTTTGAATACAAAGGAATTGCTATTGCACAGGCAACCTTTTCAAAGGAAGTAAAAGAATTACTTAAAAATGTTGTAGAATCTGCATTATTATCAAAAAACAGAAAACAAGCTATTCATATCTTCCAAGAAGGATTTGAAAGTTTTTCAAAAATGTCTCCAGAAGAAATTTCCACCAGAAAGAAGATTAATAATTTTGAAAAATGGACTAATATGGTTACAGAAGCTGATGACTTTGGTAAAGGTACACCAATTCAGGCTAAAAGCTCAATGAATTTCAATGATGCTTTAGTTAAATTAGGAGTTGATGGAAAATATCCTGTTATTTCCAGTGGAACTAAAATTAAATTTTTCTATTGCAAGAAAAATGCTTATAATTACGAGACAATAGGATTTATAGATTACTATCCGAAGGAATTATTGGCGGTTATTAAACCCGATTATATGTTTATGTTTAATAAAAACGTAGTACCTGTCATATCAAGGATATTTAGCGTAATTGGCTGGCCCACACCAGCAGTTGGTTGCGAAGAAGCAACAGATCTTATAGAATTACTTTCTTAAATTTTTTATAACATCTACATGAACCTTCATGTATACGACATTCATTTCGATGATATGAAATTCCAAATATAATTAAAAATATACTTAAAAATTTCATAAATGTAAATATCGTATCAATATTTACAAAAAAAATATAACCAATTTTTAACCGTTTCTTAAAAGAAAAAAATTAAAAAATGATAAATTTTTACTTTCTTCTTGAACTTTATTAAGATCTTCTTTCATTTTTTTAAAAATAGCAGCCCATTCCTCTGGTGTTCTTGGTCTTATATCATCTATAATATTCTCAGCTTCCCCAAGTGCATCTTTTTCAAGTTGATCTTTAAAAGGAATACTAGGATAAGAAAGATGTCCGGTATGTACCAATTTTTTATCTTTATCATATATGTTTATATCAAAAGAAACATCATTACCGCCTCTCGGATCATCAGATTCTGGACCATCATAATCATATGTATATCCATATTCATCTGTGAATTTATTTTTTTTCATTATTTTAATATTTACCTATTGATTAACTTACAAAGTATGTTAAATTTATATATCAATTATGACAACTGAAACAACAACAAACAAATTAATCGTAATCCTTGACACAATCGGCAGAACCGTTCTAGGTGAAACAGTTCCATCAGCAGACGGAAAAGTTTCAATTAAGAATCCGGTTATTCTTCATATTGTCCCTGCTGACAATAATGGAAAGATGTCAGTTCAGCTTCTTCCTCTCTTTTTCAGAGAGTTTTTAGCTGACAAAACGGGCGATGTTGTCCTCACTTATGAGGCAGACAAGATCGTAACCACTGATATTGATGCCCTTGATTTCAGATTACAAGGTCAGTATTCACAGATGTTCAATGCACAGAATGCATTTGTAACTCCTGATGCAGCTGCCCCTTCGGAGGAAGCACCAAAGGTTGTAAACCTTTTTGACGAGTAATCACCTCCTTCACAATACTCGTTAGAAGCAAAAAAATCCCAGATTGTCTTTGACAGTCTGGGATTTTCTGTTATTATATTTTATATGGCTAAAAAGAAAAACGAAGAAGACGTAGAAGTTAAAACAGGTGACATTATGGACGCATTTAATGTGCTAGATGACCTTAATCCAGAAGCAGCATTTCTTGATGAGAACAGTTTATCCAATGTTAAAGATTGGATTGATACTGGATCATATGCACTTAATGCAATTATTTCCGGTTCCCTTTACGGTGGAATACCAATGGGAAGACTTACAGGCTTTATTGGACCCGAATCTTGTGGTAAAACTTTAATGTGCAACAAAGTTATGGCTAATGCTCAAGTATTAAAGGGTATGCATATTGCATATTTTGATACTGAGGGTGCATTGGACGAGGATACTGCAAAAAGACTTGGTTGCGATACTTCAAAGATTAAACATGTACCATCTCAACTTACTGAACAATGTAGAAATCAAGTTGTAAAGTTTTTACAGACTGTTATTGAGAAAGGATTACAAGGAAAGGTTCTTATTGTAATTGATTCCCTTGGTAATTTAATTACAACACAGGAACAAAAGAAAATTGATGAGGGTTCCGATACCCCTGATATGGGAAATCGTGCAAAAGCATTGAAGAGTATGTTAAGAGCAATCACTCAAGCGGCATCGAAAGCTAATTGTCCTGTGATTTTTACTAATCATATCTACGATGATCCTTCACAACTTCATCCTTCTGCTCTAAAGAAGCAAGCAGGTGGCTCTGGACCGCTTTATATGGCATCTGTAATAGTTCAGATGGCAAAGAAGGCTGAAAGATCAAGTGATAGTAAGAATAAAGACTCTAATGATACTGTTACACCATTATCAAAAGATATTAATGGTCTTACTTTGAGAGCATTCACGACTAAAAATCGTTTTGTACCACCATTTCTTGAGACTGAGATGTATTTGAACTTTAGAACAGGTTTAAACAAGTATTCAGGTTTACTTGAAATGTGCGAAGGATACGGAATCCTTGAAAAACAAGGTCATAGACATGCTTTCAATGGTGAAGTTCTTGGATTCTTTAAGGATTGGAAGACTGATGAAGCAGTATGGGCAAAAATTCTACCTGTACTTGAAGAAAAGTTGAAAACCGAACTTACTTTCAAAAACGAAGTGCAATGATTATTTATAGATTGCAATCTAAATGGTTGCAGTCTATAATGCTCTTATGTTAGAGAAGAATTTACCTTTGGATCTGGACTATTTTGAAAAGATAGTCATGTATAATGCTTTGTTTGATCAAAGTTACCTTGAAACTATATTGGATTATGTTAATCCTATTTATTTTAAGGATAAAAACATTAATACAATCTTTACAATTCTTAAAAACTTCTATATTGAGAATAAACATACACCTAATAAAACCGAACTAATCGCACACCTTGCTAATCAGGAACAAAAGGATGCTCTTAAACAGACCATTTTATCTTTTCATTCAATTGACAAGGAATACAACAAGGAATTATTACTCAAAAACACAGAAAGGTTTTTAAGGGAGAAAGCGGTGCTTAGTACACATCTTGAAACCTCATTAGATCTTAATTCTGGTAATATTGATGCTACCAAAATCTTAAAAAAGTTTGAAACGGCTTGTGGTATATCGTTAACCAATAATATTGGTATGGATTACCTTGAAGATATTGATAAACATTGCAATGATCTCAGTGAAGTGTTTAATACCATATCATCTGGTTGGAAATGGCTTGATTCTCACCTTGGAGGGGGTTTTATGGCTGAAGGTAGAGCTTTATATGTCTTCTTTGGACAGACAAATGTAGGTAAATCGATATTTCTTGGTAATATTGCTACTAATATTCTTAATCAGAACAAAACAGTTGTACTCATTTCCCTTGAAATGCCCGAACAGGTTTATGCAAAGAGAATATCTGCTCAACTGTCTAGAATTCCATTTGATGATTTGAAACTTCAGGTCGATCCACTTAAAAAACACCTTAATGAGTACAAGGTTAAGAACAGTAAGTCTAAATTAATAGTTAAAGAGTTCCCACCTCAGTCATTATCAGTACTTCAACTTAAATCATATATCAATAAACTGGTTCAAAAGGGAATTAAGCCTGATGCGATCATAGTAGACTATATTAATTTGCTTTCACCACCTGTTGCTGGTCTTAGTTCATATGAATCTATTAAGAAAATTACAGAATCATTGAGAGCATTGACATATGAATTCAATTGTCCTTTGATTTCAGCTACTCAAGCCAATAGAGCAGCTATTAATACACCCCAACCTGACATGGGTAAGACTAGTGAATCAATGGGACTAGCTCATACAGTCGATGCTATGATGTCTATATGGACACAAGAGGGTGATTCTGATCTTGGAATTATTCATATGGGTATTGAGAAGAATAGATTTGGTCCTAGAGAGGTATACACACATCTTGATATTGATTATCCAACCCTTTCATTGACTGAACCTGATGATTCAGTTAGACAATTTAGTGTTAAGAGTACTACTCCTAACATGACAATGAATCTTGATGATGAAATTGGTTCAAATATAGAAGATACATTAAGTTTAATTGATAAATTAAGTAACTAGAATAAATAAAACTTAATACTATGATTATAACTTCTTCTCAACAACTAGAAGATCTTTCAAATCCAGCAAATGCATTAAACATTGAAGAATTCGAAGAGATAACTATGAAATTTGGTGCTTTTGTTTGCATTTGCAAAGGTAAAAAAATGAATTATTTAAACTTTTTGAAGTTTTTAGTTGACGACAAGAAGACTCAGAAGATATACTTTGCATTATTGGGCGAATATAACCTTCAAAGTATCATAAGAGCATATTTAAGTTCCACTCCTAATGTATATAAGAAGATATTTCGATCAAAAATGAATAAAAAATGATTAATCTTACCGATTTAGACAAGAGAATATACAATTGTTACTTGAAAAACTATAGAAAGGGTGAACCTTTTAGAATAAGGAAGGATTTTTCCGATATTAATCCTAATATTGCTACTTCTTTGGTTAAAATTTCTGGATTTTTGAGAAAGTTTCCTCATATAAAGTGTGAGGAGTTCTTTGATGCTCCAAGTTTTTTATATCCCAATGACAAATATCCATCTTTGAATTCATTTACAACAAGATCAGCATTGAAAAATTATGCTTTGTATCAAAAACAAAAAGAAGATCGTAATCCAGAGGCACAACTGGATGATATTAAGGAGAGTTTAAGGTTCATTGGTATGTTTTGTATTGAAAAGAAGATACCAGTTGAGAAATATATTACCAATAAAACCGGATTTATATATTCATGGCTCAATCATTATAGAGAACACAAGATAAATCCTTATTGTTTATTTGAATTAGGTGATGTATTTCCTATTTTAAACAATGTACCAAAGGATGAACTTTATCTTTTTGCAAATAATCTTTACGAAACTTTAGTATCTTATTATGATAGATACAATAAATCACCAAAAGCAAAACAATTTTTAAAAGAAGGTTTAAATAAAATCAAATCTTTTGTAGAAAAAGAGTTGACGAACAACCAAAACGTGATAATATAAATAGATTATGAGTACCAAATACAACGCAAGCCTGTTTGATTCCTTAAAGGATTCATTCAGTAATAAAAACAACGTAGAGTCCGCTTTCAAGGATTTCTTGAAGTTCGAGTCAGACAAGACATACATAGTTCGTCTTGTTCCGAACGTTGAGAATATCGCTAATAGCTGGTATCAATACGCACAGCATATTTTTGATAGCTGTGTTCATGGCAAGAAGATTTCAGTTCTTTGTCCTAACACTTATAAGGAGAAGTGTCCTATCTGTGAGTATCGTTCCAAGATTTGGGCAACCAAGAATCAGACTTTGATTGACCAGATCAAGCCCCTCAAGAAGTCAGAGAAGTGGCTTTATAATGCATACGTCATCTCCGATCCATCAAATCCTTCTAACCAAGGACAGGTCAAGTATCTCAATGCTGGCGCACAGCTTGAGAAGATCATTGAGGCTGCTCGTTTTGGTGATGATAAGGATGAGTTTGGTTCAAAGATCTTTGATCTTTCTTCCAATGGTTGCAATCTCAAGATTAAGGTTGAGAAGAACGAAGGTGGTTACCCATCTTATGTAACATCAAAGTTTGTATCATCTTCCAAGATTGATACTCTTGATTCGGATTCATCAATTGATGCAGCTTACTCTGCATTCAGACCATATGACACCATATTTAAGTCCAAGACTTATAATGAGGTTAAGGAACTTCTTGATGTTCACTTCTTAGGCAAAGATTCAACATCTTCTGAGGCAGCCCCAGTTGTTAATGATGATGGAGATGATTTTAATGTTGAAACGGTTTCCACTGAAGAGGTTGAAACTACAACCACATCTTCTACTCTTACGGAGCAGGAGAAGAGAATGCAGGATATTCTTAACGATCTTTAATATATGACCCCTGATGACGCATTAGAAGCAGCAAAACTTGCCGCTATGGTTGGTGGACAACTCAAGAAGATTGACCAGTATGCGACTCAAAGGGGTAGCAGTCCACTTGCCAACAAAATTGATATAAACAGTTTTGTTGCGCAAGTAAAAGATCCAAGACGTAAGGCACCACCAGCTAGGTACTTAACAGAAGTACCAGCTGGTTTTGCTGAACCTTTACCGGAAGATTATGTTCAGAATCAAATTCCTGATGTAATCCCTCAGTTTATACCGCAAGAATCGCAAACTATTCCAGCTGCAATGATTAATGACGTTCCTGTCAATTTAAAATTGCATCCAATGCCATCAGTACCACAAATAAAAGATGTTATTTCTAAAAATGAAATAACAGTATTATCTCGTAGTGATGTTGATAGCATTAGAAATTCATTAAAAAATATTGACAAATCCTTATCTGGTCTGCTAAACTACTTTAAGAATAGCAAATCAAATGAGTGAAACACTAATACCAATTCCAAAAACATCTTTGGAAAAACTTTTAAAGCCTGTAAACAGGCTTACTGAATCTTGTGTTCTTAGGAACAATAATGATTCAATATATACACTTTGTTCGTCTGGTGATAATAGTGTTATTCTTTATGCAAAGACATCTTTGCCTTTGAGTATTTCACCAGTAAAACTTAATATTATTAATATTAAAAAACTTCTAACTGGATTAGATTGTTTGGGTGATGATGGTGAATTTAAAATCATTCTTAATGACAATAATATTGTTTGTAAATCTTCAAATGGTTCAACTGGTGAAAACAATCATTTTAAATATCATCTTGTGGATGATAATATTATTAAAGAATCAACCGTTAACATTGAAAAGATTGCTTCTTTGTCATATGACACTATCTTTGATATTTCTTTAACAAAGATTAAACAGATCATGTCTGCTTATTCATTTGTTAACGATGTGAATAAAATATATTTTTATACTAAAGATGATAAGGTATTTGCTGAAATTGACGATAAAACCCTTCAAAATGTCGATAATGTTTCTTTGCTAGTTTCTAACGAGTACACCGGACAAGCTTTACTATCGCCAATGTCAGTTAAAATAGAGGTCTTTAAGCTTCTAGCTAGTAGCAAGACTTCTATTAAAGTTAAAATCAATAACGAATTTAAAGTTTTCTTATTTGAAACCCAAGAGGATGATAATACTCAATTAAAATATATCATATCAGCACTTGTTAAATAGTTTATTTGTGATAAATTATTTATATGTCAAAAAACAAGTTAACAACTGTAGGATACTTCATTAAGCGTTTGCGTGATAGTGGGTATGTAACTGATAAGGTTTTTACTGATTATGCTGAACATGATTCTAGATCATGGACAGTTGTTGTAGATCCTAGATTTTCATCTGTATTTATAACATGTTTTAATAATCATAATTCTTTTGGAGAAGAATTTTTTGAAATGCATGATGGTGGTCAATTTATACCTGATAGATTTAAATTAAAAACCAGTTCGATTGAAACAGTTATAGAGTATCTTGTTAAATTTAATATAAATAATAAGGCGACTCAGTATAATGACAAATAAAAGAAAAAAGAGTACTAAAATACCTTCTCTTTCATCAGAAAACACTTCTGTTAAAAGTCAAGGTATGACTAAAGAAGAGATTAAAATCTTAAATGATAAAGTTTTTTCTGCTGTCAATAATTTAGAACTTCAAAAAAGTTTAGATAAATGGTTAAAAGATAATACTCAAAATAACATGATTACTAAAAGAGATTTAACTCTTTTGAAAAGTATAGTTGGTGAATATTTAGATTCATTTCTAGTATTTGGATATAATACAGAAGGAGATAGAGTTATAGTTCAAAATTTTAAAACTGCAAAAGATAGAGATGCTGTAATGGAATTTCTTAAAACCATATTTTTAAAACAACAACACGAGAATTTTTTAGACGATTAATATGAACGAAAATTTAATAGATCCAACATGTATTGATACAACAAAATACCCAAATAGGTCTTCTTATCCTATTGGTAGTGCACAGCATTTAGACCCAAATTACAACATTCTTCCTTTTTTATGTGATTTGTTAACAATGGCAACAGATCCTAATGCTACAGGGCTTTTAACAGACCCTGTTACGCCTTTTGATATAACACCCTTTACCGATTTTAGTCCATTAACAGCAGTTGGTGATCCTAGAGTTTCATTGGGAGAGACAATGACACAAACTTTTGTACATTTCTTACCAAGAATGATAACTCAAACAGAAGTAAGACAAAATGGAGGTTCTCAAGTTATAGATAATTATATTTGTACAGCTGATGGTACTCCTATTAAAATTTCAGAATCCATAAATGCATTATTATCTTTAGATTTAACAGGTCAAAAACCATATCAGTATGGTGCTATAACAGTTCCTCCTGTAACTCAAACAATGGAAGAGTTAATGAAACCATTTGATGCATCTGAAGTTATTAACTTTGTTAAAACTTATGTGTCAAATGCAAAAGATGCTTGTGCAAGTGATTTTGTAGCATTTATTAATAAATATTTTTTAAATTATAATAAACAAGTTGATGTATATCAATCGCCATCAGCATTAATTGTAACATTGAGTAATAATAGTGGAAAATTATATGTGAAATATTATGTCGATGTTGGTATAAAAGTTGGTTGTTTATTGGGACTTGGTACAATAACTCAACATAGTACTTTAACTGATATGTTTAATGTCAAATTAGCATTTGCAGCATCATCTAATATACCAAATTATAAATCATTTTTAACTGATACTAAAGCAGCAGATGATTACTATTCATATTTAATGACAAATTTCTTTGATGATGGTTCGACTACTTATAACAGTACTGGAACATTTGAAGAAAGATTAAATCAAATCAATACTTTTGTTAATTCTGTTACATCTAAACAGATTGCACATACTAGTACTCCAGTTACTGTTTCGTGTGCTTCGGTTTAACCCACACATCCAATATCTATACTTGGGGGTGGAACTAAATTCCCATCTGGTGTAAAAGTACCATCAGTTTGTACATAATTTGTACCACCATATGGGTCATTACCCAATCCATATTTACTTGCGGGACTAGAACCATGTTTACCACCACCTAAATTTATACAAGGAATACATAAGTCTCCCATACTTTTATGACCGGGTTTTGTACCTATTCCTGATGTTTTAGCTGGTGTTGGAACATGACTTGGTTCAGGACTTGCTTCTCTTGCGTTTTTTGTATTACCAGTAACACTAGCTTGTATACCTGTATAACCATGCGAGTGATCATTACCGGGAGAATTATGATTATGAGGGAAATTGAATACTGGTATAATTTGTGTTGGAAAAACATAGGCATATGTTAACACAACAGCATCCCCCTTTGAAGTAATACCAGTACCAACTACCATTAAAGGTCCACCTGCTGGTGAACCCGCTGGTGCATTTGTAGGTATTGAAAATCCTGTTGGTAAACCTGTATTATCAACAGGAATAGCAAGTAAAATACTATGATATGTTTCTTCTATTAATGTTTTAATTTCAGCTGGTCTTAAAATACCTAAAGACAATGTATTGTATATATCTCTACCAATTACTTTTAAAGACTTATCATAACGGTCATATATAGTTGCTTGCATCCCGTTTACTGGATTATTCCATGTTGCCCCTGAATGTACTTGATGCGCATCACCTGTTGGTTCACTGTTTATACGCTCACCGGGTGCTGTAATATGTGTACAATGTATACCACCATCTAATACAAATGATCCTTTAACTGCTAAATCACCAGATACACTTAATGCACCAGCAACCATAGTATTATCTGCTTCTAATCTTATACCACTATCACCAGATCTATCTTTAGCATCAAGTATAATATTTTTACCTTTTAAAGTTGTTAAATTATTTGAATATAAATTTAATTCACCTTCAGCAGAACTCACATCTACCCAAGAACCATTTACTGTAATTTTACCAGTAGTGTTAACATCAATACCGGGAGATCCTACAACAACTTTAAGTTTTTCAGTTGCTTGTATAAACAAGCTACCGGGATTTGGAATTGGACTAGAATAAACAGCTACTTTACAATTACCTTGAGTTTTAGGAATAAGACCATATTTTTTATCTTCTGCCATTCCTAATTTAAATACATTTGTATGATAGATATTATCATTAGTAGCAACTGTTTTTGCTACATTCATGGTTTCAGTGTGACCAGCATATATGCCCAAATCTGCCATAGTTGGACCTATCATTTGTATACCACCCTTACCCATATCTTTTTGATATCCTTCTAATTCTTTTTGTTGACTTTTTAAATCACTTGCAGCTTGTTCATTTGCAGTCTGAATAGGTTTTTGCATGGTTTCTACCATACCAGATTTACAACCCGGACTACCACAACCTTTACCACCATTTAATTTTTTAATAGGTTCAGGTGTTAAAAGTGGTATACCTAAAAAGTTTAAAAATTTTTCAATAATATCAAGAGGATATGGAAAATTTGGGATACCTATTCTTATTATTTTACAAGCCAATTCAATTAAACACATCCCCTGATCAGATGCAATTTCATTTGCACAATTTGGACATTCCACTTTTGTACCAGCTGTTTTCTTTATAGTATCTATTTTTTTATCATCTATTTTACGAGTAGCTTCTTGTAATTTTTTTGCAGCTTCAACTTGTGTTGGTCCTTGTTCTCCTGAAGTTGATTGTTTATCACCGTCAATTTTTTCATAATCACTACCATGAAGAGCTTTTTGGTAATCACCAAAAACCGAATGAAAAGCATTACCCTCAACAAAAGTTGCATAATTATTTGGTGTTTTGTGTGTAATACCATCTGAATTTGTAAAATATATATTTCCAAATTTATCTTGACTTGTATAATGTGATAAATCTTCTATTACAGTAGATCCATTTGGATCTATTCTCATACTAGTAACAGATTCAGTTCCATGCATTTCATCAATTTGAGAATTGATTTGAATGGAACCATCTGTTTGATTTAATGTAGGAGGTGTTGCCATATTATTAATTACCCTCCTGTTAATGATTGTATATTGGAAGGTTCATATACTTGTCCAAGATAAACTGGTCTTTGAGGGCTTCCTGCTTCAAATGCTACCCAAACCTTGGAACCAGCAGCTGGTATTGAAAATGTACCAATTGGACCACCGGGTCTTCCTATATTTAAACTACCCATTAAATTTTGTCCCATATTTGTAATTCTTTGTATTAAAGAACCACCTTTGGAAGCAGTCAAAGTTCCCTTTTCTCCTCGTAATGCAGCCATAGTTGTTGATGCAAATGAGCCGTTTAGTTTATCAACGCTATTATCTAAAGTATCAATACTATTCTTTCTAGTAACTTGACTTTCAATTGTTGATAAAATTACATTAGTTGCTATTTCAGGCGAAGATTGCAATTTTTGATCTGTTACATCATTATATCCAGCATATTTTTTAGCATCACCATCAACAAATTTGCCTATTGATTTATCAAAAGCTTTTGATGGACTACTTGAAAATGCACCAAACGAACCACCGGGATCTGTGTACATATCTTTATCCGTTTTTACTACTTTACCTCCATTTTCAGCAAGTGCAGTTTGCCATGCAAATTCAGCCCAAGCTTCAGGTGTTTTAGTAGTACCCATTTGATATTTTTTTGCTTCGGCTGGATCAATAGCAGCACATAATAATGGTGAATTTTTTAAACGAGCAACAGCATAAGCTTTAAATGATGCTTCATCCATAACACCATCCTTAACAAGAATTTTTTGATTATTAGCATCCATTTGTTTATTTAAATTAGATGAAATATTCAATGCTTCATCTTTTGATAAAGGATTACCACTAGATCCAGAACAACCATTACCTCCTACATCTTTTACACCACCACCAAATTTACCTTCTTTATTATTAAGACCATCATATGCAGGAACTGATCTAGTATCAGTTTTACCATTAGGATTTTCAGTTGAAGCACCGGGAGTAGCATTAGCATTAGCAAGTGCATCTGCTTGATTTTCATATTTTGGTAAATCCGATTCATTTATTTGCCAATGCCAAGGTTCTTTTTGCGACCCACCCTCTCCTCTAGTATCTGGTCCTTTCATGCCTACAAAATTAGACCATCCATAATTTGAAGCATTATTTTTTAACCAATCATATGCTTGTTCTTGAGAAGTTCCACCACCTCCTTTAAAATCAATAGCCAAACCATATCCATGTTTACTAGTTCCGGGTGTTGCAGCTAAACTACCTTTATTTATTTTTGTTTGTACTTGTTCTGAATATGATCGATATGAATCAGTTATTCCTAAATTAACACCATCTTTTTTTGCAGCTGCTACTAATTCTTGATATTTATTTTCTACAGTTGGATTTAAATAAGCATTAGATTCACCTCTTACTGGAACAAGTTGATTTTTATTTCCTTTATCTAAATTTCCATTACTACCTAACTTACCGCTATTACCAGTAAGACTAGAATCTGTAGGTATAGGTATTGGGTTATAACTACTTGTATTAACAGGAGATCCTGTACCTCCTCCCCATAAAGGCATTGATGGTCTAGCCCAAGGTAAAACGCCTAATAATCTTTCTAATACATCTGTTGGAAAGATTTTACTTTCTACAGAAGTAAATGAAATATCATCAACTTGATTATTCCATCCCTCAAATAATGGTCCAGTTTTACCGGGAACTATAAGTTTAACTCTACCCAAATTATCAGGATCTTGTGTGTCAAGAACTAAACCAACATATACTCCAAAAAGTAATTGATCTTGTTGAGCCATAATTTATTGCGTTCCGATATAATTAGCTGCTGGATTAAGACCAGAATCAAAAATAGTTCTAGTTGCAATTGCATCAGTAGCGGCTTTTGATCTCATTGCACCAAAATTAGAATTAGCCAAACCAGCAGCAGTTGCTTCTGATGTTCCACCACCGGGTGTATTTTTAGGAATATCAGCAGAACTTACAGGTTGACTATAAACGTTTTTACCATCATCGGTAATAGTAGGACCAAGTTGTGATGGTGTTTGTGGATTTCCTGCACCATTAGCACCCAAGAAACTTGCTATTGGATGCATTGCTGCAAAATTTGATCCAAGTTTTTGTGTTAATAAATTATAAATTTGCCCTTGTGATTGTTTTGCAGCCAATGCATAACCGTAATTTGTTATAGCTGTTGATAAAAACGCATCAGGATTTGAAGCAAATGAATTAACTTGTTGTATAATTTGATTTACTTGTGGTGGTAAAAATCTACTAACAGCAGCAAATGGATTATTAGCAAAAGCAGCAATACCACCTCCTGCACCTCCTAAAGCTTGACTTATATATGACTGTAAACCACCTGTGGCTTGATTCAATATATTTGACATGTTCATTATTGAAGAGAAAAATGGAATATCATTCAATGCTTTACCTAATATAAGCGATATTAAACACATTAAATCCATAGGAATTATACTCTCAATGACCATCATTAATAATTGTTGTATTTTTGCAATTATGCCATTTATTAAGGCAAAAAATTGTTGTATATAATACATTATACCATTATAAATATCACTTATAATTTTAGCAAAAGAAGCAATAACTTTATTAATACCTGCAACTAATTTTTGAAGTGATGCAAAAGCTCTTTTTGGTAAACTCATATAAGCAGATGTTCTTACTTTGTTGCAATATGCTTCTAATTTAGCAATAGCACCGGGATGTATTTTTTCCATTAAAGCAGTTAGTAAATTAGGATGTTCATGTGAAGGTCCAGTAATTGGACTTTCATCTAAATGACTAGCATTAGCTTGAGTTGTTCCAAGTTTACCAAGTTCATCAAAAGAACCTTTTCCATAAGCTGGTGTTTTTTTAATCGCTTCTTGTAATTGTGGAATTTTAGCCATTCTTAAAAAATCATCTAAAAATGCTTGATCGATTACACATTTCTCACTACCATATGCACCTGATTCTAAAATTTTATTATCAAATCCGTAAACAAGCATGTTCAATAAAAGATAATATTTAGCTCTATTTAAACCAGAAAATTGATGTCTAATTCTTGCTAATTCTCCTCCAAATAAATAAGGATAAAGTGTTAAATTAGTTTGAATTTCTAATTCTTTTATTTCGATATTTGTTATGGTATGAGGCTTACTACCACCTTGATTTATTTCAGATTTTGGATTTCCTGTTTGTTTAGGATCATTTACTGCTGCTGCATTTCTAGCATTTGGATTGTTTGCAGGTTTATTTGGATCTGGATCATGTGTAGTTGCAATAAAAACAGGAGATTTATCAAATGGATTTGCTCCACCAGCACCAGTATTAAAAGGTTGGTTAAATGGATTTGAATTATCAACAGCTTCTGCATCTTGATTTGCAACAGCCACACTAGATGTAGCATTATTTGCGTTTGGATTTGGTACATTTGGATTTGATACTTGTGTTTCGATACCACTTCCTGTTTGTTGACCAACTGAAACACCTAAACCTAATCCAGTTACATCTCCAGATGGTGGTTTTATTTCTACTTTTTGATTTAAACTATTATATATGTTACTAATTTGAATTGTTGACATGGTATTGTTTTAGTATATACTATATTTATGCTAAAAGATCAATTTTCATACCCTCCTATTGGTATAGCTGGTGCTGCTAGAGCAGGAAAAGATACTCTTTGTCGTGCTTTAATTAGAGAATTTGCTAAAATAAACATGGAAGCAGTTCGCAAATCCATAGCTGGCGATCAGGTAAAAGCTGATTTATTTGACGTTTTAATGGATAATTTTGAACTTGATGCTTTTACTGAAGATTCAGATGAAAAAGAATTCATGCGTCCATTACTTGTTGAATATGGCAAGATGCAAAGAAAGAAAACACAAGGTAGGTATTTTATTGATCGTTTTGAACCTAAGCCCAATTGCATTAACATTTTACCTGATATTCGTTATGTACAATATCCAAGTGATGAAGTTTATTGGTTAAAAAATGAAGTAAATGGACTTCTTATTTTTGTAGAAAGGAAAGGAGTTTTTGATGCAAATGAAACTGAAAAGGTTAATAATTGTATTATTAAAAATATAGCAGACTTCGAGGTAGTTTGGGACTCTTTAGATGAACAAAGTTCAGAACATAGAGAACTTATTAATCAACAAGCAAAATGGATTATTGATGAATACTATCTACCACTTGCCAATAGGACAATTTGAAGCTTTAAGATAAGCTTTAACTGCCATATAACAACCACATTTTGTACATCTATCTTGTTCTTTATTAAAGAACTCACAAGAACTACAAATAGATTTTCTTCTATTACCTTCTGCTTGATCTGCATTTAAAGGATTTCCAGCTGCAACACTTTGAACATTTTTAATAATATCATTGCCTAAATTTTTAGCCATTTGTGGTATTGATGGATAATTAGGTTTATTAGAAGAAGCCAAATCTTTCATTCTATTTTGCTGTATAGCATTTCTTAAATTATTCTTGTCCATATTAATATTTACTATCTTCTTCAGGCCATAAAGTTGAAAAGCTATCAATCTTATTACCTACAAGTTCAGTCACATATGTTGATTGTGTAAACAAATGAGAAACGCTTGTTACAAACCATTGACCTAAAAATCTATCATCAAAAGGATTTGTTTCACTTGAACCAAGTCTATCAACAAATACAAATTTACCGGGAGTTCTTATTGTTAAACCGGGACACTGAAACGCCAAAGATTGATTTAAAAATATAGCATCTAGAATCATTTGATTTAAAGGTGCTGTTTTTAAACCATAAGGACCATTTATGGCATGTTCATATTTTGTCATTTGACCAGTTTTTTTCGTCTGATTTAAATTAATAACAATTTGAGGTTTTGTTGCTGATTTATTTTTAAATGTATATAACCCTTTAGTAGCTAATTCCTTTAATTTGCTTATTACATTTTGTGCAGTGTTATCTTTTTTGATAATATTAAAAGAACCAGTATGTTCATCAAAAAATACAGTTGGTGAATTTAATATTCTGGCATCATCCAATGCTACCATAGGTGAAAAGCTATATTTTTGTATTTTTGATGCCACTAATGATGTGAAATTTTTAGTTTGTGTACCGGGTTGATCATCTGCTCTTGCTACATACGGTGGAGGTTCATCATTATCAGTATTTGGCATTAAACCATCTTCCACTATCAATCTTTCAACTTGTTGTTCTGATGCTTTTTCAAAAAACTTTGAAAGTGAAATTAACTGCCAACCTTTTTCTTCACTATTTCTACCATAATCAAGTATTACGGGAAATCCATCTGATGATGTACAATGAGATAAAATCATAAATAAGTCATCTAATGCTGTTGAATTTGCAGTTGGTATAATAAGAGCTTTATTATCCGGTTTACCAGCATCCCAATTAGCATTATCAATTTTATCAAAATCAATATTTGGATTATCTATAGTTCCTTTATTATCAAAACCTACTTTTATTTTTGGCATTGTATTATTATTAGTTGATACAATTGTTAAAAATTCTTTTAATATATCATTTGGATTTAAAGCACCTTCTGAATCTTTTATTTCTACATTTTTCTTTTTTAATTGTTTTGCTGCAATTGTAATAGAAGACCATTCTAAATTTTTTTCTTTTAATAATTGATATCTTTCTTCTACAAAAATATATCGTCTTTGTTTTCTTTGCGCATTTTGAATAGGTAAATCTTGTATATCTATTACAACAAAATCCATATCAAGTTCCCAATATTTTTTAGGAAATTTTTTATCATTATCTACTAAAGTAATATTATCATTTTCTGAAGTTACCTCAACAGGACGAATTATAATATGAATTCTATTTCTACCATCTGTTCTATCTATATAAGGAGCTTTTACTTCATCTTTACCCTGAGAACCTCTAGTAAATATTTCAAAATCAGTATTCAATACAATTTCACCTTTTGTTATAAAATTATATATTGATTCATGGATAGAAATAGAATCTACAAAAAAGAAAGGAACATATAATGGTTTTTGTCCTTCAATTTGATTATACATTGCAATTTCAATGTAATAAAATTGATCTCTAATTTGATGTAGAGTTCCTTTCTGTTTAGACATATTTCCCAAACTATTCTGTGATGTAGTAGGTAAATTTTCTGGATTTGCTCCATATGAACCACCAGCATATGATAAATTAGATAATCCCATATTAACAGTTTACTTGATCAACATCTTTTATAAGTTCAACTTCTAATTGATTAAATACAAATGTTATTGTTGAATTGATTTCATTTGCTTCTTGATTAGAATATGATATTTCACTTAATGAAGTAGGAAGTACATGTGTATATTTAAAAGATATTATTTGTTTGTTAAATTCATCCAAACCATAAATTGTAAAATTAGAAGTATATTCATGCATTGGATGAGATAATATTTTTGAATTTTCAATTGTTGTTACTGCATCAGAAGTTGATTTTTTATAATTATTTAAAAGATTAAGCCAGTTCCAAAGTGTCCAATAATTTTTATAACCACTATCTACAAGAAATTTTATCTGTAATGGGTCATATGCAGGTCTTGAAAAAGAAGATGTTTTATAAATTTGCCCACCAAAAGAAACATCAATAGCGGGTACATTGATAGAGGGGACAGGAGAACCATATATGGAAAATTGAATAGGATCAACTTTATAATTGTCGCCTACAGCTGAATTATAAAGCTTTTTTAAAGCAAGCGGTAAATCCAAAATTAATTGAAATTTATCGCTCCTAGATCTGTTAAGTGGTGTTTGTATCATATTATTATTGCGGGTCTCCATTCTTCCCCATTATATAATTTATCTTTACCGTCCATTTTATCTCTATCAATTGAATCAACTGATGGTGGTTGAGGACCAACATTACCCCAATTAGAAAGCCAACTTTGAAGTTCTATTGCTTCTTGTTCCATAGTTATAGGAGCTTTCATATCAAATTTACCTACAAAACTAACACCAGTATTTATTAAATTGTTATTTTTCTTAAAACTAGATATTTGACCGTAACAAAGTGGGCTTTTCTTTATTAAATCTGAATTATCAATAAGAGGTTGTATTTTTAAAGGTCTACCTTGATCATCAGTTTCAATAATATTGTAATATTTTAAAGCAATTGCTGGATCTAAAATGAATAAACCCCATATTAAAGATAAAACTCTATCGTCTAAATCTTCATCTTTTCGTTTACTAAATGTAAAATTAGGATGTCTAACAAAATTACTAAGTTCTAATAGCGTATCCATATCATATAGTTCTAAAGCTTTTAAACTATTAGCCCAATATCTAAAATTTGTAACACCTCTATAACGAGTATTAGTATGATTATGAATACCAAATCTTGCTTCTTTATTATAATGTTTACTCATACCATCAAATTGGTAAGAAACTACTGATTCATAGTTATGAGTATGACATAAAACATCCAATACCTGTTGTCCATTGTTATTATTTTCAACTAAAATAGGAGGTCTACCCCAATCATCCAGAATACCCATAAGTCTTGTTCCAAAATGGAAAGGACTCATTTGATTTGTAGAATAAATTGCAACTTGTTTTATCCTTGTTAAATCGGAAAAATCTAATATTTGTGCAACTGTATTTGATCTTCCTATACCTTCTCCAACATCAACACCAATTGCATAGAAACTTTCTGGATTTGGTTCATTGAAAACTTTATAAGAACCATTATCCATGACAAGTATAGGTTCTCTACATTGTGCTTTTAATTGTTCAAGTAATTCAGGATCAATAGCAGTCTTTCCTTTTTCATGGAATACATTTCCATACTCTTGATCAAAGTCTTCTTTTGAACCAATAGCATCCATTGCTTCTTTTTTCCATTGTTCGTCTCTACCGGGAACGTCCCACCAGTTAACTGTTTCCAAATGCCAATCACTATTAGGTTTTTTAGCTTGTTCTACCAGTTCATAAAATTTATTATCAACACCATTAGGTGTACTGATAACCACAAGTTGTGATTTTTTCATGGAAGAAATAATAGGAATAGCAGATTTCCACAATTCTTTCATGAGTTCATTTTGACAATGTGCCATTTCGTCAATAATGAGGAGATTACTTGTCGTTCCACGAGCAGAAGATGTTGATGTTGATGCAACGGTTATTCTTGAACCATTTTCTAGATCAAATCCATCATTTCTAAAGGACTTTACAGATGGTTTCATCCAAATTGGAAGTTCTTCAAATGACATTTTAATACGAGCATAAATTTCTTTTGCCGTACTTTCTTTATTTGCAACAATTGTTACTCTCTTATCTTCTTGGAAACACACCATCCAAAGAGCATAAATGGTGATTGTAGTTGTTTTTCCACTCTGACGGCTGGAAAGCACCACATTAAATCTATTACTATTAAAAGCTTTTAAAAGTTGTTTCTGATATTTGTATAAAGTAATTTTTTCTTTACCTTCTTCGGTAATAATATAAAAATATTCTTCAGCAAAATGTAAAACTTTTTTTGCACAGAGTTTGATCTCTTCGATCATCTCTGGTGTCCATTTAATTTGAGCTTTACCTCTTAAAAGATTTTCATTACCTTTATAAAAATTACCATCAATTAAAATATCTTCTGTATTAAGATTATCTAAAGGTGATATTTCCTCTGTTTTTTTCTTTCTTGGCATTTGACTAATAAATACTTATGGGAAATATGAATAAATCGACCCCCAAAGAAGAAGAAACAAATATAATATTAGGTAAAAAAGATTTAATTTTAAATTATATTAGTAAATGGCCTATTTATAGATTAAGTTTATTTGATAAAAAAGGATTGTGGTTGAAATTTAAAAATAAATTAAATGAATTAAAAACAAACGATATATTAGAATCAATTACAGAACAAGATATAATTGATTACTATGTTAATCATTCAGAAGTTGAAATGGAATTACATATATTTGATGAAATAATGCAAAAACAAAACATGTTTAAAATAAAAAATATAATATATTCTTATTCAATAGGTAAAAAAACTAAAAATACTAAAAAAATAGCTTATGTTAGATTTTATTTTGATTTAAATGATTTTTTTAATTACTAATTTGTGAATTTAAATTAGAAATAACAGCCCATGCATAATCTTTTTTAAGTAATTTTATAGTTGTTCCTGCTTCGGGTTGTTTTGTTGGGTCTTTTACTCTATTATATTCACAAACTAACCACCATAAATATATTGTTCCGTAATATTTGTAAGAAATATATAACCAAGTATCATTTAAATTAACATCATAATTGATTTCAACTGAACTATCAGTTGCAGGGAATATATTAATCGATCTTAATAAATTATAAAAACGTGTACCGTCATTATCCGTATAGATATTTAAAAAATTCTCATATCTATAGAGAGATAACTGAGGTAAATCTGGAAAATCAACTTGTTTCATATTTTAATTATCATTTAAACGTTGAACCTGTATTAAGAATTGGTGAATTTAATTGTATATTTGGTGCAGTTTGAGGTTGAACGGCATTTACTTGAGGTTGTGTATTAGGATCGGTTGATGCTAATTCTTTAATGGCATCTTGTACCCCTAATCCATTAGTAATTTTCACTTTAGTTCCACCCATAGTACCAGCAAATACATTTGAACTTTGTGAAAGAAGATCTGTAAAAGTTATACTAACTTTATAAGCTTCAGGTATTAATATACTGGTTGAACCATAACCACCCCAATCACTCATTGCTCTTGTTGTACCAATACTATCTACTTTAAAATCACTAACAACAGCAGCTGCCATATATACACCACCCAAAGCACCAGAATCTACTGTGTATATTTTTGGTGGTATAAAGGACATTAAAGATGTTCTTGTTTTTAAATTTTGAAATGTAAAAAGATTTATAAATGTAAAATGTCTATATGCAGATTGTGCATCTAAAGTATTATATAACGGAAATGTTATAGTTATCTGTTGTTCATTTGTACCACCATAAGCTTTTGTATCTTCAAATCCAAACCCCGGAGTTACTGCACCAATTACAACACCAACAGCAGTTCCCAATAAATCACCAAGACCAGCTTTACCACCAGAACCTCCAGTACCACCCATTGATGATAACATATCACCCAAGCCTTCCGTTTTAGCCCATGAATTTGTTATAGTTTTTAAATTAGATCCACTATTTAATAACCAAGGAAAATTATATGTAAATCCTGTTGGTTTTGCCGCATACAAATTAACAAAACTATCAACAGTATGATTAGAATTAAATAATCCTTTACCTAATTCACTTAAAAGATTAGCAAATTGAGTTGCAGTAGTTCCATATCTTAATTCGTGTTCTATTGCATGTATAGATGGAACTTCATCCTTACTACCAGAATTTGACCAATACATGTCTTTCCAGACATCAACTGTACCGTTTACTGATTTTAATGTACTATAAGCTGTACTTTTTATACCTAAAAATGATGATTGTCTAGGTTCAGCAGAAAAATATTCATTCTTCATGCTGCTATTAATAGCCCATGAACTTGATTCATTCCATAAATCTGTTATCACACTCATTATATAATATTTATTACGTTAAGGTAAAGTAGCCCTATAATTCATTGAATTACCCCACCAAGACATTCTCTTATCGTAATTCACATCTCTAACTGGTTTAAACAAATATTCTTTTGTATTATCATGTGAAGGCGCAGATTGCGTAGTATTGTTTATTATAGTTGGACCTTGAGATGTATCACCAACACTTGTTGCTAATCTATCCGATAACATAGAAAATGTTTTCATTAAATTATCATTTAAAGCACTATTCATTTTAGTAATACCATTTTCTGGTGTTGTTGAAACTTGTGGTTCAACCGGAGCAGGTTGATAAGATTGATTATTATTAGGAGCGTTTTGTGGTATAGCTGTTAAAGTTGATTTCTTATTTTTTTCATAATCTATCAATGCTTTCTTAGATTTTAACATTGCTTCTTGTTTATCCATACGCTCTTCAGGTGCATTATTACCCGACTCCTTATCGTATTTTTCAAATTCTGTTTTTTGACTTTCGTATTCTACTTTTAATTTTTTATATTTTTCATCTTCAAGTTGACCTGATGTTTTTGCACCATCAACTTGTCCCTGACCTTGCTTTACAGCATTTTCTAATTCTGCACGTTCTTTGGCATCTCCACCCTTTTCACCATGAGCCAAATTAAAATCAGCAAGTTTCGCTTTATCAGAAGCAAGTTTTTTCTCAGCTTGTGATGTACCTGCGCCCTCATCACCCTCTTTTTCATTACCACCTTCAAACGGAACTCCCATTAAATCAGCTATACCTTTCTGCCAAGATTTTGGTAACCAACTAAACCAACTTAATATAGTCTTACCAACTCTCATTTTAAAATTTTTCCAAAAACTACTTAAATCAAATCCATTAATCTTACCTTGTGAATCAGTTTTAGCACTATCAAGTAATGCTAATAAGGGCCATACAGTTAAACCAACAAATGGCATTTCTGCCATTTTAGATAAACCATCTTTTACACCACTCATATTACCAGTAATTAAACTTGTAAAAAATTGACCTGTACCTTCAGCAAATGTTAATACGGTTCCAATAACTGGAATTTTTTTTAATAAATTCCAAAAACCTAAAAATAACCCACCAATTGCACCTAGTTTTTTACTTTGACTATTTTTCTCCCCACCAGCTTTAAAATCTAAAAACGTATTAAGAGCAGTCGCACCAAGTGATATTGCCATTGGTATTAATCCCAATCCGGGTATAAGTTCCAAGAAATTTGCTATACCGCCAACCAAATCAATAACTCCTCCAACCCAATCACCTGATTTAAATCTACTAATAGCAAAACCTAAACTTATAAGTCCACCAATTACAGGTATACCTTTTAATACAGTAGCACCTAGACCTTTAAATAAACCAGCAGCTATTTTTGGTAATAAACCTTTAAATCCAGTTCCAGCTTTTGCTATACCACCAGCAGCCTCTCCAACAGCTGCACCACCAGAGAATATTGATTTAAAAGCAACAGTTAATCCAGTTTCAATTAGTTCACCAAAACTTTTAATAACTCCTCCTATTACTTTGAAAGCACCACCAAATGTAATTTTTAGTCCACCCATTGTGAAGAATTTTCCAATACCTTCAACAATACCTCTAAATTTTTCTAAGAAATCAAGATTAACTCCCATTTTCTTTTCAAGCCAATCTTTTATTTTAGGCCAAAATAATCCTACTAAAGTAGCAGCAACCCCACCCACTAAAAGAAGTTTACCTAACATGTCAAGTAATCCATTTTTTGGTTTTGTGTTTACTATTATTTCCTTTTGTCTTTCTATTAATTCTTTTAATTTACCATCAAGTGCTCCAACATTTAAACCAGTATATAAAGGTATTAATAATGTCTTTAATATCTTTATGCCTTCAGGGTTAAAAGAAACTCTATTTGTTTTTTCTCCAAGATTTTTTTGTTCTCCATCTTCTTGTTGTTTTTTAGCATTTTTAAATGTGTCTGTAAATTGTTTATATCCTTCGTTTAATCTTGAAAATAAACCATCTTTCTTTTTATCATCTACTTTTTCTTCTTGAGGTTTTGCATTTTTTATATTATCAGGAACAGCAGTAAGAAGAGAAGATTTTTTTGCTTCTTCAGCCGCTGTAGTTTCTCTTTCCATTCTTTCATCTTCAAGTTGTTGAAGTTTCTCTTGTCTTTTTCTAACATCTTCATCTCTTCTTAATGATTCTTGATAATCAGATATTTGACGATCTTCCCATTCTTGTTGTCTAAGCTCTTGTGCTTTACGAAGTAATTCAGCACGATTATTGGCTTTTATTTCTTCTTCTGATTGTCCCTTTATCTGAGCAATTTTATCGTCTGTTGCTTTTTTTTGTAATCTTAAATACTCTAAATCATTAGCTGCTAATTCTTTTGCTTTTTTTAGTAGAATATGAAGCGTATCAACGCTAGATTCCGTTGACATTAATGTATTAAAATTAGCAGTATTATCCACAATACTACTTATTATAATATGTTAGGTTTAGTTTAAAAACAATAAGCTATCAATACTAATGGTTTTAACATACTCCTCATGTTTAACGGTGAGGATTTCATCCAATTCTTTCTTCCAAAGTGAAATAGTTTCAATAATTTTCTGTATTAAGTTACTTGGGAGCTTCTCAATGAGTTTAATTCTCTGTTCAAATTTCAAAGAACTAAGAATTACTTCTTCATTATTGATCCAAACTTTGTTTATAAACTTAGAAGTTTCACCTAAAAACGCATCAGTGACTAATTTTTTAATATCTTCGTTATTTTTTAAGTCTTCTGTCTTCTTATTGTCTTTTATTTGACTATCATAATCAACTTCAACCTTAATTGTTGGTAATAATACTTCAACTTTAAGAGTGAAATCGTTACTTTTTGATTCTAAAATGGTAGATTCAGGTGTTTTATAACCTTTAAATTTTCCCAAAATCTCATTTAAATCATACTTTTTTGAAATATCTTTGGCTTCATCAAAAACTACATTAATTTGATTGGAAATTTGATTTTTAAGAGTCAAAGCAATACATGTTTTATCAGTTAAAGTAAGCGAATCTATTAAAACCCCATCAGACAGAAGGTTTTCGTTTAAAATGTTATAGAATGCCTTTATAAAGCCTGTATTATACACTGAGGTATCCATTGCTGCGTTAAGTAAAGACTTCTGTTGCTTGGCATCTAGCTCTTTAAAGGTCAAATATGAAGCAATTGAGGGTATCCAAACTTCTACTTTGAACGATTCTGATACCTTTTCGAGTGCAGTTAAAGCACTATTAAAGTCTAAAATTACATTTTCAGTTGTATTTTCTTCCATAATATATTATTTAGGCATTTCATCCCCAAATTCAAGTGCTAATTTTTTTACAGCATCACTATAACTTTCACCATCACCCGAATTACTTGAAGATTTTTGATCTTTTTTATTTTGATCTTCTATAATTGACATGTATATTTTTCTCTCAGATTGAGAAATACTCAATATATAAGATGGTGATAGTTTATAATTAGAAAGAAAATAGATTTCTTGATATAGTGATTTTAAATCATACGAAAAAAACATTTTTATATGTTCTATAAAACTTAAATTATAAAAATTAAATCTATAATCGTCAAAAAATGAAACTTGAAACAAATTATATTCCGATAATATCTTGGAAGCTTCTATTATTTTTTGTTGTAATTTATCTTTTAATTTTAAAGGTATCTTTTCAAAAAGTTTAACCTTCTCTTTTTGATTCATTGCATTAAAAATAAGTTTATGTTTACCGTCTATTTTTACATATTCAATATATTCACATAAAGAATCATTTAACATTTCATATTGGGTTTGATTACTCAAACAAATATCATTAAAAGTTAATATGGATTTTATATCAGGCCAATTTAATTTTATTTCTAAATTATTTTCAATAATCACTGAATCAGTTTCAAAATAATTTGAAGCGTTGTAAAGATTAACTAGATATTTTCTAAGATCAATTTGTATTTTAGTTTTAGTTTTAGTATCTTCTCCTGTTTTTAATAAAAAATCCATTGTAGCACCAATGCTTATTATTCTGAGTTTTACTAAAAATAAAACATATTCAACTATGTTTATTTTATAAAAATCTTCTTTATTTTTTACGCAATTTAAAATCACTTCAAACGCAAATTGACTATAATCATATAGAGATTCTTTATTATTGGGTATACTGATATTAGCCTTTGCCAATAATAATTGCTCTTGGGTATTTATCTCCCTGTAATATATTTTGGTTTTAGTGTAGGGTAAATCCACACTATAATTGTAATATTCCATGTATTAACTTATGGTAAGTTTATATAAGTTCCACTATCACCATCTAAAATAGAATATCTATCGTATATAAATTTAACATCACTATATCTTAAACCTTCTTCGGTATAAGAATAAGTTTCACCACCAATAGATATGGGTGCTGCATTTTGAAATGAATATATTTTTCTTATACCCATACCGTTTCCATGTCCTATTTTAGAGTACATTACTACATTTATATAAGAAGCTTTAACATATTTTGGTGTTTTGGGGTTTCTAGCAACTAAACCATTATATCCTACCATTATAAGCCAAGGTCTTATTACAAAATCTAAAAAAGAAGCATTAGTTTCAACCAATGTTATTGAAAAAGGTTCATATTTAGATCTATTATTAGCAGTAGCAGGTGCCATAAATCCACCATAATCTAAACCTTGATTAGATGCATCTATTGCATCACCCGGTAAACTTACTTGTCGTGCAAATATACAACCAGTTAAATTTCCATCTGAATGTTGTAAAGAACCATCTATTAATTTTTGAGTTACACCATTATTAAGTTGCCATTGCGAAAGTTCTCTATTCTTAATAGAACCTTGTAGATTAGACATTAAACCGCTTACATTATCAAAATTGATATGTACAAGCCATTGACTAGCCAACGCAATAGACGTAGGCCATTTACCTAAAAGCTCTAAATAATACTCGTAAGGACTTCCTTGTGGCATAATAATACTTACGCCTTATTTACGGTTTTATTAGATGGATGTTAATCTCCAGTATTGGTAAGCGAGTGTTGCTTGTTGTTCGAGGATTTCACCAGCGGATGTAAGATTTACTGTTAAATCTCCAACAGCTTGGCAATATGCACCGAACAATGTATAAGTTCTGATTGGAATACCATTCTTATCAAGAAGAGCTAATATAACTTGTGATTGCGGACCCTTATTAGGAATACTATAAGCACCTGATGTTATTTGATCATCGAAAATAAACTTTGTCCAATCTTCGAACTTACCTCTAACAGAAAGGTTTGAAGGAAGTCTAAATGTGACTTGCCATCCACCACTATTAGGATAGTTTGCTGTACCGGGAACATTAAACTGAAGTCCCATGAAAGGAACTTGTACGTTTGTAATTGCTCTTCCGGGGAGCGATGTTGTAGTTACATAAAGTAACTCTTGTTGTGTGAAGTTTGTACCTCCAAGTGATACTACTCTGAAAAGATTTTGACGAGCAAAATCGTTAACAATAGCTGTATCGTAGAAGTTTTCTATTCCTTGTGTGTCAAATAATCCTGCCATAATTTTATATTAATATTTATCTTTAGAATGCACAATTAATTTATATTTTTAAATTAACCTTGTCCTCCTGCGATAAGTTCAGAGAAGTTAACACCAGTTCTTGTAGCAATGAAGTCAGCTAAGATAAACTCAGCGGCTCTTACAGGCTGGACGTAGATTGATATCTTCAACTCGTTGTTGTCGATTACATTAGGTGTATTATTAGTTGTATCGCAAACTAAAAGATAGTCATAACAACCATCATTTAATTTAGCTTGATCAAAGATTGGAACTAATGCACCCTTCAAGCGACTTCTTGTTGAGAAATCATTTGGTTCAAACACATAATACTTGAGTAATCTTTGTGTTTCTTTCTCTAATGTTAAGAATAATCTACGAACATTGATTCTATCAAATGCTGATGGTTTACGATACATTGTCTTTTGACCGTATACAACAAATCCATCTTGATTGAAATAAGCAATTGGGTTAACGTTGATCTTATAAAGTAAATCTCTTTGTTTCTGAGTTGGATTTACACCCAAATCAAGAACATTTGTTAATGTACCTTTATTGAAACCAGCTGGTGCAATCCAAGGATATGTTACTTGTGATGTTTTTGCAATTATAGCTGTTACATATCCAGAAGCAGGAAGCCATACAGCTTTACTTGTATAGATATCTGTTGATTTTACCCAGTTACCATATGTTGCAACATAACTACTTTGAATATTAGTATAAAGATTATTTAAAGGCCAATAGATATCATTTGAGAAAACATAACTTTTTCTACCTGATGTTTTGGCATTTTCACCTTGAACAAAGATATGTCTAAGTGGATCTGATACAAAAACATGATCTTTCTTTGCTTCGGCAAAAGCAACAAATTGTTCTGTTATTGCTTGATAACCTTCATATGCTAATCCGTCTGGTATTGTTGTATTATTATTATATTTAATACCATCAAGATTTAAATTATAAAGTTCATCGAATTTATAATAATTTTCATCTGAGAAATTTGCATCATTTTTTCTAGCCCATGCACTTGCCCAAATTGTTGATAATCCAGCATCTGCAACTATATCAATGTTTGTTGTATCATCATTTGATAATCTTGTTAAAAGTCTTGAAAGCTTTGTAACAACATTACCAATATCATGTGTTTCATCATTTGTTGAACTTACATGAACACCATTTGCGAATGCGTATTTTGCTGAATCATTTAATACAACAGATTTAGCTGGAACAGCTTTTCCATACTCTTTCTTTGTAACATCTGTTTCGGTTTTTGTCCATGTACCAACTGAAGAAATATAAGGATTTGTGATAACCTTTATATTTGGTGATTTATTACTTACAACAGTATCCAAAAAGAATGATGTTGGTGCTCCACCATATGGGTTATTTTGAGTTCTACCAGCATTCAATGAACCTGTGTATGCTTCAGCAACTGCATAATCTAATGTAAATGTATCTTGATTATAGCGAGTTGACTTAATTTTGAAAACCATTACAACTAAACTATCCTTGAATGATTCTGATGCAAAATCATAACCAACTGGATAATGTTCAATAACTTTTGATAAACTATCTTTACCGAAAGCTGAAGATGCTTGCGTGAAAGTGAAACTACATCTTGCAGAAGGTACATCTGTAAGTGTTTGTAAACCATCCATTTGATCAGTTACAGTTTGTAATCCTTTAATTGAATCAAATTTGGAAGAAGGGTTGAAATTTCTATTATCAGAAATACCAACATAATAACCTTCATAAAGATCATTAACAGCAGTTTTTGAAGTATTTAATACAATTAATCCAGCATTTCCAATATCAATATAACCAGTTGTTGATAATCCAGCTGTATCATTCCAAGAAATATTATTTGATACAATATCATAATATTGATCATCTGTTAATAATATTGATACAGGCTCACCAAGTGTAAATGCAGTTGATGTTGAATAATTGGATTGATCAGCTGCAATAGGATATACTAAAGCACTATATGAATTTGTATAACCTTCACCTGCACCAGAACCATAAGGCATTCTGGATACTAAAAGATTTGCAGGAGATTGTGATAAAATTTGTCTGGATGTATAATAAAGGTATCTTTCGGCAGCATTTGTAGGAGTACCAAATACTTCTTCAAATTCGGAAACACTTCCGATATTTACTAATTCTTCTGTTGGTCCTTGTGGGGCGAAGCCAGTTACAAGTACGTCAGTAGCCCCAATGGGTCTAGAGATGATACTGAGATCGACTTCGTTGATTTGTACACCCGGTGATGTTATGGTTAAAGTAGACATATTTCTTAATACTATTTATCTTTGATTTTTACCACTTTCGATTTTTTATTTTAAAAACTTTGAGAATAAGTAATAATATGAACAAATTCGATTTATTAGTATCATCATTACTTACAGAAGCAAACTGCACAAAAACAACACAAAAAACACATTCCACTAGAAAAGGAAAAAAGTGGATGAAATGTGTTAAGAACCCAAAAGGTGGATATAAAAGAATTCATTGGGGACAAGCTGGAGTTAGAGTAGGAAAAAATAATCCAAAAAGAAGAAAATCATTTCGTGCCAGACACAAGTGTTCATCAGCTAAACCCGGTACTCCGAAATATCAGGCTTGTAAAGATTGGTAATATAGTATAAGTAATTAATGTCATGAGTAAATTCGATAATGTTTTTAAAAAGTACTTAACAGAAGATCAAATAACATTTAATCCCCAAAAAATTGGTGATGCTTTAGCCAAAATGAATTTACCAGCCAGTGAGAAGAAAGGATTATCTGATACAATGAATGCTATTTCAAATGCTCAAAATCCAGATACTCTTCATGCTAAAGTAGCAGATATTCTTGATCCAAATACAAAAACTGATATCACAAGTTTGAATGACTCGGAAAAAACAGAATTATTGGATAGATTGAAAGATAAAAAAGTACCTATTGCAGATACACAAAACAATAATCAACAAAAGCCAAATCAAAATGCTGCACAACAACAGCAACAAAAATCACCAACAAGTTATGGTGTTTCTAGTAATACATCATCAACACAAGGTGGAAATTTACAAGGTCTTTAATTAATCCATAATGGATTATAATTTATGAGCAAAAAAATGCGCCCCAAAAAGGGTTCTGACAGACCTCAATCTGGAAGAGTCCGTAATGTAACAACAAGCCCCGAAGTGGGAAAACAAGACGATAATTCGCCTTATGTTTTTCAAAGAGATAAAATCTCTTTTGATTTAACAATAAAAAATTTACCTTGGACTAATAAACAAAAAGAAATTATTGCAAGATTTTTAGATAAAGGAACAAAAGTTCTTTTACTCAAAGGTCCAGCAGGTACATCCAAAACAACTCTTGCAATGTATTGTGGATTAACTCTTCTTAATATGAAGAGGATTTCCGATATGGTATTAGTTAGATCAGCAGTTGAATCATCAGATTCTAAACTTGGTTTCTTACCGGGAACTCTTGATGAAAAGATTGCAGTTTACCTTACACCATTCCATGACAAGTTTGAAGAATTACTTTGCAAAGCTCAATTAGACAGGCTCCAAAAGGATAATCGTTTAACAATCTGTCCAATAAATTTTGCAAGAGGTCTTCATTTTTCTGCTAAATTTGTTTGTGCTGATGAAGTTCAAAACTTTTCTAAAAAAGAAATTCATACTCTCATGAGTCGTATCGGAGAATTCTCAAAAGTATTTCTTTGTGGCGATCCAGAGCAAAGTGATCTTCCATATGGCAAATCGGGATTTGATAAAGTTTATCATTTATTCGATAATGATGAAGCAAAAGCACAAGGTATATTCTGTATGGAATTAGGCGAAGAAGATATTGTTCGTTCTGAGCTTTGCAAGTTTATCACTCACAAGTTTAAAGAATTGTATATTCAAGATCAACCTAAACATGACAATAAAGAAGGTTGGAAACCATCAGAAGGTAAGTAAGTATATATTATGAATAATACTCCTCAGTATCAAACACTCGAAAATCGTCCAATAGCTTGCTCATTTTGTGGTGCCAATGTTCAAGGTAGAATTACAGAAAAAACTGATCCAAAGACAAAGCAAATTGTAAAAGAATGCCGTTGGACATGTGGACGTTGTAATAATCTTTCTAGAATCGGAAACATAAAATAAATGGATTTAAACGGAATCATTGAAGAAATCTACAATGGTGGAGGAGGTGGCTATGGTGCATATAGTTCTCCACCCCGCAAGGATTTTGCTCCAATGTCCGGTTCTAAAACAGGTGGATATGATTATCCATATCAAAGAGGTGGAACTGCTGGGGATTTAACAGAACCCGCTCCCGATGGTCCTGTAAGTTGGCCTTGGCCTTTACAAACAGTAACAAGTGATATTGCAGATAGTTTTGTTCTTTTAATGACAGGTATGAATAAGATGTCACAATGCATTAAACAAAATCCATCTTTAAATAAAGAATCTAAAGCCGAACTTATTGATATGTTTAAAAAATCTAAACATGCTTTAAAATTAATAAAAGAAGTAGGTCTTTCTTTAGAAAAACTTAACATAGCAGGACCGCAACCTTCTCAAAATCCAATTCCTAACACACCAGATCAGAGAATTAATCCTCAATCTGTACCTACAATTAATACAACAATAGCTATAAAAGTACCTGCATAAAACAATTGACATCATAAATGTCTTATGTTATATTTTAGGTATGAAAGATAAATCATTGTTAGATATTATTAAATCCACATTTACAGTGGTGTTTATTTCAGCCATAGGAGCATTGGCTTGTTATTTGTTCCATTTAAGTTTTTGGGCATCATTTTTATTGTTTTTTGTATTCCAATATATTCTTTTTTCTTTTGCTGGTAATTTGATATCAAATTATTTTATACAAAAAACAAGACAAAAAGAATTAGATATGTTAGAACCTTTATCTACATTTTTGGAATGTGCTTATTGTAAAGATATAAACATAATGACATTCCTACCTAATCAAAACGAAAGAATAGAATTTGATTGTGAAAAGTGTAAAAAGAAAAATTTAGTTAATATTAATTTTACAGTTGCAAGGATTACAGAATCCGTTAATATTCCGTCTTTAACAGGTGTACCATTAATTGATGAAAAAGAATAATATGAAAAATTGGAAAGTAATACACGAAGAATCGTCTAAATGGGCTAGATGGATAGCTTTATATGAAGCAGTTAATTATATTGCTGATAAGGCAGAGGATAAAAAAATTCCTTTTAATAAAATTGATCTTCCCCCTTTGGCGATTATGAAATATATATCTTCAACTGAAGATTTAATTTTAAGGAAAATTCTTAAAACAGAACATAATATTGATGTGTGTTATAATGAGCAAGAAGTTAATTCAGAAAATTATCAATATTCACCATAAACACCAGTATTACTACATGGGTTTTCTTCAGGATAATTGAAGTTAGAATCAGCAAGTGCTTCTAATGCGTCATTATCATTATTAGGATTATTTCCATTTCCAGATCCGGGCGATCCATCTTCGAAGCTGTAATCGTAACGCTTGGCCTTGAAGAACCATACATAGTGACCACCCAATGCATTTAATTGAAATTCATCAACAACTTCAGTTAATTCATAAATAGTCGGTCCTCTTTTTGGATAATTAATACGGTCTATACCAAACTCTTCAAGCTTCATTAAATCACCGTTTTTAGGCTCACTAGAAAGTCCATAAATGGCTGTAAAATGTCTTGGATGTATAACTCCACTCATATCACTATCTGCTATAATACCAAATTTCGAAAGTATATAAGAATCATTTGTAACATTGAGTAAAACAGTCATGTTTTTACCTGCCATAAATCCAGCATCTGGTTCTTCACCGTAAAGAACATTCATGGCACTCAACGATGCTTTATTATTATAGTAAATAACATCTTGACCATAAATGTTAATTTGTTCATACCACCAATTATCAAAATTGGTTCTTTCGTTGGAATTAATTCCTTTATTGAGATATCTTAATGTTTCCATTTGGTACTCCTTGAAATGATAATATGTAAACTTTTGGTTGTATCATATGTAAATTAACACCTGTTTGTTTGATTGCTTTTCTTGGCTCTTCATGAGTTGGACATAGTGAATATTTTTTCATTATATCAATTGCTTCAGGTTCCGTTAAAGGTATATTTTTTCTAATAGTTTGACATCTTTGTATTTTAGGATGCAACATTTTATTATGTCTAGATTGTGATTTTGCTACAAAATTAAAAGACTTTCTATCACCCATATTCATCATTCTACCCAAGCGTTTATGATGCTCTTTACCAGTATTTAAACCAGCTTTTGTATGCTCTTTCTCTCCTTTACTCAATTTGAGACCATCAAAAAATTCTCTTAAAACGTATTGTTTAAAATTCACATTTATACTTACAATAAAAAACCCCACTATACAGTGGGGCTTCTTATTATACCAATTGGTAGAAGTAATTATTCGTTATCGAACAAGAATTTTCCTGTCTTTACACCACCAACATCCTGCTTTTTGCTTTGGAGCTTACTGATAGCACCGGAGGTTGAATGTGCTTTTAACTTACCGTCAAAACCTCTGCCAGTTGCAGGAGTTACAGCTTTCTTTTTTGTAACTGGAACTGCACCTTTTACTGAGATGTTTGATTTCTTTGTGAGAGTCTTTCCTTTTTCAGGACTGAGTTCTTCAAGATCAGTTGCTTCGCCGAAAGGCATTGCTCCACCCTGTGTGGATTCTTCTTCGCCTTCATCTTCACCTTCTTCGGAACCACCGAAATCATGTTCAGCTTCTTCTTCGTCTTCTGATTCTTCGCTCTCATGTTCTTCACCTTCACCACCAAGGATTTCACCAAGAACTGAATGAAGCTTTTCAGCTGTTTCACGATCAAGTGTGAATGTTACTTGGTCTTCTGAATCTTCATGACCCTCATCACCCTCTTCTTCATCTTCACCGAATTCATCATTATCTTCAAGACCATCACCTTCAGATGGCTCAAATGAGCTATCTTCTGGATTTTCTGTATCAGTTGAAAAATCCATGATACCTTCTTCGGAAATTATTTTGTTATAAAGTGCATCAAATGGATTTCTTGAAGAATTATCAAGCTTTTTAGGTGTACCATCATTTTGCTTACTTGCTGTTAGGTGAGCATCAGCTTCCTTTGGATCTTCCACATCTTCAGTACCTTCAGAATCTTCAGGTCCAGAATTTGAAAAGAATTTCTTTGCTTTATCGTCAGCATGTCCAAAAGCACCTTTGTTAATCTGAAGATCAGTTTTAACAGTGCCTGTGGTTTCTAATTCCTTAACGGATTCATTGACGATTTTTAAGTATGCGTTTGCTAGTGGGTCCATATGTTTGTAATAATATTTACACTCAGTCTATCCCATTTCTATATTTTTTTTAAAAAATTAAATATTATTCAAAATAATTTCTGCTTCTTTTTTTAAATCAAGTACTGGTATTAATTGATAATCATCAGCCCCTGCAACCCATACTATGTATGCATCACCTATTTCAAATGGAGAATTCTTTTCTAGTATTAAACGATATAACCAAAGCTGCAAACTGTATTTAACAAGTTCACAGCTTTGTAGATGAGTAAAAGGTTCAAGTAAAGTATCACCTCTTGGGTTTTCTAATTTAATTTCTTTGTTTGTCTTATAATCAAATATATCAAACTTCTTTGTAATCTTATTATATGATAGATTATCAATAGTTCCACAGAGACCAGTTTCCTTATCACCAATTACAAATTCTGATTTCAAAAGCATATGATCAGTTTTCCACCAATCATAAAAGTTCATGAAATTTTTAATGAGCAATGCCATATCATTATAATACTCCGCAACAACGCTTTCATTATATGGAGTATTATTAATATCCAGAAATGCAATAAATGCTTCTTTATCTAAAGTTATTTTTTTTCTTTCTAAGAAATTTTCAACAAACAAATGAAATTCAGATCCTTTATGACAAGAATATTCTCTTTTATAATCCCATTCTTTAAGGACTTCATTTATAGTTTGTCCATTTTTCTTAGCAACAAATCCAGCAACTCTTTGTGTATCAAAAGGCTTTTCATATTTCTTGATAGCTCCTGATACTGATGTTTTTGCAGGTTGATCACCAATAGTATACTTGTGATTTTTTGCAAAAAACTTAATGTCTGCAAAACATTCATCCAAGCATACAAGTGAATCAAAATTATTTTCCAAAGCCAATGATCCTGTCTGATTTTTCTTTCTTTCCGTTTTTTGCATAAAATTCTACTTCTTTTTCTAAATTATATATTTCACTAATTGTTAAAGGATTAATGATCTTATCGTCAATAAATTTCTTTGGATATTTTAATTTCTTTGCAAGTTTCTTTGCATCATCAACGGATAATGCACCGAACTCGTATTCAACTTGAAGTCTTCCTTTTCTTTTGAGTGCATCATCGACATCTTGTTTAGGGCAGTTGTATGTTAATACAACGGATGTCTTTAATATATCGCTTAAAATACCATCTGATAAGTTTAATAGGGCGGATACTGCTGATGAATCCATACCATCTCCCTGTCTTTTCAAGATTGCTTTTTCAGCATCTTCCAAAATAATAACAGAATTTGGTTTTGATATTAAAGTGTGTAGGCAATTTGGATCAGAAGTAAAACTTTCAATCATTGTTGTTGGGATATAAATGAAATCCCTATTAACTTTATCTGCAAGATATTTTATATAAGTTGTCTTTCCAGTTCCGGGCATACCATGAAACATGAATAAACCACTAGCTTTTTGCGAAAGTCTTTCCTGTACCTTCTTATCTATATCCAAAAACTCTTTACCGTAATTCAATTCCAAATCCAAATCCTTTGGAAGATTAACCGAAATTGGTTCAAATGTATATTCACCATATTGATTCTTGATAAAAATATGAACTTTAGTCTTGTGTTCGGTGTTTACAACAAAAGGCATGAAATCTTTTAATACGTTTTTTTGTGAACTAGAAGCAGTGCAAATCATCAAACTATAAGTCTTTTTTTCTAACTTTTTATCTGAATCTTTATTTTCATTTGTACCAAGAACAGAATCAACAATAGATCTTGCGTTATTTAAATTACTACCAAAAAGCGTATCTTCACCATCATCATTTTCGCTTTTTACTGAAATTTTTGCAAAAACATCTTTATATTTAAACCAAAAAAAACCATTCTTAAATCCATCTAAAATATTTTCCGAAATATCCTTCAAATCGCCATTTAAAGATGAATTAATATATTCGCCATTTTTAATAAAAAATGTTAAAATCTCATCAGAAAATGTATCATCAGGATAAACAAAACACGGCATATATCCATAAGTCTCTGTTATATAATTTCTTATGGGAAAATCATTAGACATTTCTTCTCTGAAATAATTGCGTTCTTGATTAACTTTAATAATATTTTGTTGTTTTACTGAAAGCATGTAACTACTTTAACTGGTTTTGTTTGAAAAGCAATAAAATATTGACTTTTGGTGTAAAATATTGCATGATACCCAGCCTATAAGTATTATGTATGGAAAGATTAACCAAAAAACAATTAAGTCTGTATCATACCAGATGTGTTAATCTCATCAGGAGAAAGCCTCCTGAATTTATGGTATTTAAAAAATTAGGAATTTATGGATGGTGTAGATACGAAGATGATGTTTTATTAGTAGATCATAGAAAATCCCCAATAAGAACAGCATATCATGAATGTCTTCATTATCTATATCCCGAATGGAGTGAAACTAGAGTTTTGCGTGTCGAATCTCGAATGATAAACAAATTAACAATGTTGGAAATAGCTCAATTCATGAAATATGTTTCCATCAAACTTTACAAAAGCGAACTGACAAAAAAGATTTTCAAAACAAGAAAAGCAAACAAGAAAAAAAAATTAAAAAAGAAAAATAAAAGTGTTGTGAAACGTGTCACACGCTGATATAATTTTAGTAAGTAATAGACAATTTTATGATATTCGAAGAACAAATAAGCCGTAAACCTAACAACTATCCTTGGACAGAAGAATTCATAGAAGCAATGCACAATGGCTTCTGGACAGACAAAGAATTTAATTTTAAATCAGATGTTCAACAATTCAAAGTAAATTTGAATGATCAAGAAAGAGAAATTGTTATTCGCACTCTTTCTGCTATTGGTCAGATTGAAATTGCAGTCAAAACATTTTGGGCAAAGCTCGGAGAGAATCTTCCCCATCCATCACTTTCGGATCTTGGATATGTAATGGCAAATGTAGAAGTTATTCACAATAATGCATACGAAAGATTAATTTCTGCTCTTGGTCTTGAAGATATTTTTGAAAAGAATTTAAAGCTAGATTGGATCGAAGGTCGTGTCAAATATCTTAGAAAATATACTCACAGATTTTATAAAGATTCCAAGAAGCAATATCTATATGCTCTCATCTTATTCACATTATTTGTTGAGAATGTTTCTTTGTTCTCACAATTCTATGTTATTAATTGGTTTGCTCGTTTTAAGAACGTTCTAAAAGATACTGATCAGCAAGTAAAATATACTCGTAACGAAGAACAGATTCATGGTCTTGTTGGAACCAGAATCATTAATACAATTAGAGAAGAGTATCCAGAACTTTTTGATGCAGAACTTGAAGAGAAGATTGCACATGAAGCAAAAATGGCATTTGAATCCGAATCAGAAATTGTTGATTGGATGGTCAATGGTATTAAAGAAGAAAACTTAACTGCTCCAATTCTTAAAGAGTTTATCAAGAATCGTATCAATGATTCTCTCATTCAAATTAAATTCAAGCCTGTGTTTGAAATTAATAAAGAACTATTAAGTAAAACTAAATGGTTCGAAGAAGAACTTCTTGGAAATAACATGACAGACTTTTTTCATTCTCGTCCAACAGAATACGCAAAAAAGAATCAATCATTTGACGAATCAGACTTATTTTAAGATTGCTATTCATTAGCAATTTGATAAGATAGATAACTGATTTATGAGTACTGAAACACAAGAAATTTATTGGCTTAACAAAGATTCTAGAAAGTTCCTCCAAAGAGGATATTTGTTAGAAGATGAAACACCAGAGCAAAGAATTTCTGACATTGCAAAAGCTGCACAAAAACTATTAGTAGAGTTTACAGGTGATACAAAATTTGCAAAGAAGTTTGAAGACTACATGCATAGAGGATTTTATTCTCTTGCTTCTCCTATTTGGTCAAACTTTGGTCGCAAGAGAGGTCTTCCTATTTCTTGTTTTGGTTCTCATATTCCTGACACAATGGCAGGTATTTTGAATAAGGTTGCAGAGGTTGGAATTATGACAAAAAACGGTGGTGGAACATCTGCTTATTTTGGTGATCTCAGAGCAAGAGGAACAGAGATTTCTTCTGGTGGTGAATCCACTGGATCAATCCATTTCATGGAACTTTACAACAAGCTTATGAGCGTTGTATCTCAGGGTAATGTTCGTCGTGGATCTTTTGCTGCATATCTTCCAATTGATCATGGTGACATTGAAGAGTTTCTAAAAATCAGAGGTGAAGGAAATGAAATTCAGGATCTTTCAATAGGTGTTACTATTACTGATGAATGGATGAAATCCATGACTGATGGAGATAAAGAAAAAAGAAGAATTTGGGGGTTGGTACTCAAGAAAAGATTTGAGTCTGGTTATCCTTATATTTTCTTTACCGATAATGTAAACAATCAAGCACCGCAAGTTTACAAAGATAAGAAATTAAAAATTACTCAATCAAATCTTTGTACAGAAATCATGCTTCCAAATAGTGATGATGAATCATTTGTTTGTGATCTCTCGTCGATGAATTTGGAAAGATGGGAAGAATGGAAAGATACTGATGCAGTAGAGACTATGATTTTCTTTTTAGATGCAGTCATGACAGAATTTATCAACAAAACTGAAGGAATGAAATTTATGGAAGCTCCTCGTAAGTTTGCAATCAATCATCGTGCATTAGGTCTCGGTGTTCTTGGTTGGCATTCACTTCTTCAATCAAAGATGATTGCATTTGAGTCAATGGAAGCAAAACTTCTTAATACAACAATTTGGAAAACTATTCGTGAGAGAGCAGATAAAGCATCTGTTGAACTTGCGCAGATATTTGGTGAGCCATTACTCCTTAAAGGTTATGGTCGCAGAAACACTACAACGCTTGCTGTAGCCCCTACAACGTCATCCTCATTCATTTTAGGTCAAGTTAGCCCATCTATTGAGCCAAACAATAGTAACTATTATGTAAAGGATTTAGCCAAAGGAAAGTTCTCGTATAAGAATCCTTATCTCAAGAAACTCTTGAAAGAAAAGGGGAAAAATGATGATGATACTTGGATGGACATTCTCAAGCATAGCGGATCAGTTCAACATGTTGAGTATCTTACACAAGAAGAGAAAGATGTATTCAAGACATTTGAAGAGACTTCACAGAAGGAAATTATCATCCAAGCTGCTTCTCGTCAGAAGTATATTGATCAAGGTCAAAGTTTAAATATGCTTATACCTGCTGGCACACCACCAAAAGCAGTTAATGAACTTATCATTTTTGCTTGGGAACAGGGTATTAAGTCACTTTATTATCAGAGATCAACCAATCCTGCAAAGGAACTTGCTCGTTCAATTATGACTTGCAAAAGCTGCGAAGCTTAATCTTGTTTAAGTATTCCCAATTCAGGGTGTATTTCTAACACTCTTGGGAATACTTTTTCACGAAATGTCTTACCGGATTTCATAGCATAAGATTTTGCAAATCTAATAAAATCCGCATAAGATGCTGGATCTTCTGTGTATATATCGGATAAGAAATTAATCACAGAATTTAATTTACCCATAGCAAAAAGATTATTAACATGTCTTAATGCCTGTAATAAATCAGGATCAGCTTCTTGTTTTTTTACAGTTGGTGCTGAATATTCTCTTGGTCTGCTATATTGTAAAATTGCAGGTAAAACTTCTCTTACAAAATCTTCAACTTCGATATCACCGGAATGTAGATATTCTTGAACAGTTTCATATGCATTTTTTAATAGTTCATTATAACGAGCAACAGCCTTATCAAGTTGTTTAGTTTCTTTGAGCCTTCTTATTTCAAAGAAAGCTTTTCTAAGGTCAAGTATTTGATATCTAGAGAGTTCTTCTTCTAAGATATTTTGCCAATATTCTAAAAATGTCATATTTATTACTTATTGACGAAAGATAAGTTTTTATATATAATTTAATCTTTTATGAGTCATCTTAATAGAACTACCGTACTTGTACTTAATCGCAACTGGCAAGCAATTCACGTTAAATCACCATCAGAAGCATTATCAATGATGTATACTGATGCTGCGACAGGCTTAGATATTTTAGGAGAAGATAATATGATTCCTTATCGATGGAATGATTGGGTTAATTTGCCAAAGGATGAGACTTCTGATTATATATCAACAATTAGAGGGGATATTAAAATCCCAAAGGTTATTGTTCTTTGTAAGTTTGATAGAGTGCCTCTTAAACGCCCTAAATTCTCTCTGAGTGCGGTTTGGAATAGAGATCAAGGTATTTGTCAATATACAGGTAAAAAGCTTTCTAAAAATGAAGGTAATGTTGATCATATCATTCCTAGAAGTAGAGGTGGTAAAACTTCTTGGGATAATTGTGTCCTTACTCATAAGGAAGTCAATGCAAAGAAAGCAGACAGGACACCAGAAGAGGCAGGACTAAAACTTATTAAGAAACCCCTTGCTCCAAAATATATGCCTTCATCTCATTATATTAAGAATAAACATAAGATAAAAGAGTGGGAATTATTCTTGAATTGATTTCTTTTTAATATCAAATGTTAAGTTTTGATGAACTTTAACTTGATCGCTTCTAAAGTGTCTGATAATGCCACCGTTTTCTAAAACAACGGTAAAAATATCATTTTCAAAAGTACCACCATTTGTTACATAAATTATGTAACCATCTCCTAAATCTGTAATTACAGGTATTGGATTATTAAATTCGTGTATCATTACATAATACTTATCGTATTATGTTTTAGGTTTAAACACAGCCTTTTTAAACTTGGGCCTACGATCTTCAGGCTTCCTATTGATATCCTTAATAGGAGCCGCACAATGCTTCTGTAATACGCATTCTGCACATCCATGATCAAGATAAATGTCAGGACGATGACAAGAGAAATATGTGTATTCCTTGCATTTATCTTTGTCTTTAGCGATATCGTAAATCCTAGCATCCTTATGGAAATCAATCTTTGGTAAAGACTCGCTAATAGCATCACGACGAGCTTGCATCTCTTCCCTAGTTAAAACAGTTGCAACTTTTTCCTTTGGTTCTTTAGCTTCCTTTGGGGAGAGAATATCAACGCAGGATTTACAAATAGATTCAGTTAAAACCCTATTGAGATCGTTGTTGAACTTCTTCATAGCCCAACTCATACCAATACCTTTAAGGCCGATATAATCCATCCTGCAATTAGAACAGATGATCCTATTATGAGGAAGCTTTCCATGTTCCTTGTGATAAGCAAGCCATTTGGCAAGGTTTTCTATTTGATTATCAGGGATACCATTCCCTTTCTTTTTAGAAACTTTTAACTTCTTAATCTTTTTGGGTTTGATGGCTTTAACTTTTTTGGTCTTTTTGTTTTTCATAGAAGACTATTTAACAATAAAAGAATAAGGATGACAAGGAAAAAAATAGGAAAATTATTTATAATCAAACCAATGATTGCAAATAAACCAATAATAACTATTATATCTTTAATTTTATCGATCATATTGAGTGCAAGTAATTCCGTAAAAATCAAATATCTCTGTTGATGAAGTATCACGTTTATAAGTCTCTCTATAAACAACTTTCTTGATACCATGTCCAGCTATTAAAGTTGCACAGGAACCGCAAGGAAGCAGCGTACAGGCCAATAAAACACCCTTTCCACGAGGAACAAGGGATAAAGCATTGGCTTCTGCATGAATCATATATTTTCTTCTTTCATCCCTGTCATGCCAAAACACAGGTGTTACATCCTTACCGGGAGCTAGACCATTGTATCCCACACCAACAATCATTTTATTTTCATCTAAAACACAAGAACCCACTTTCATATATGGGTCTTCTGAACGAAGTGCGGCTACATCCGCTATTTTAAGGGCATACTCTTCCCATGATATTCTATTTTCCATACCTTTATATATCAGGTATGAACTAATAAGTCAAGATTACTTTTTATACATAATTGCATTTGCAACGTGTACAATGTAATCATTTGCAATAGCAATTTTTTCTTCCATCCAAGGTTCAATAAGAGCACCTCTTTCTAAACAACCATGAATCTCGTGAGCGTGTGAACGGATTGTATGAAGGTGAGCTTCTACCATTTTATTCTTCTCTTCTTCAAAATCTTCGAGTGTATCTAAATCGGCTTCTGATTCACCAGTAGGTTCTTCTGATGAATCGTCTGAATAGTCTATTTCATCTGTGGGTTCTTCACCTAAACCAATTTCAACACCATGAATACCTTCATCTTCTGGTGATAATTCAGCTTCTTTATCAAGGATAATATCCTCATAGGCTTCCATTAATGATACTAAATCTTTTCTATTCATGGAAATACTTATCTTTAAGTATTATCTTTTTCTGCTGTTTTTACAAAAAACCTATATAACAATAATCCATTAAAAGCTTTACCTTTAATGTTGAGTTCTTTTCTGGCACTTATTATTAAATTATCTTTACTAAGATGTTTTAATTCACTATCAAGATGATCCTGTGCTTCCTTTTCACCCTTGAAATAACCTGACCATCTTTCATCATGTTTATCAATTTTTGGTGCCTCCATAATGTAATACTTACATTATTAAAAAAACACATTTATAAGGCTTTTACCAACCATAACAACCACCCCATCTATATCCACCCCATCCGTAATAACCTGCCCAACCACCATAGCCATATCCACCGTAATATCCTTGATAATAAGGATATGACCAATAAGGAGCATATGTGTTTACAATAGTTGTAGTTGTAGGATATCTTACAACTGGTGCAGCATTTGAATTATTATTATTAGCATAATAAGTTCCATTATAAACAGGTTGATCATATGTACAACTTGTTGTAATTAGAAAAAATATTAATAATATCCTTTTCATCATGCTATATATCTATTAATAAAAATATCAAAATTTCCAATTGTATTATGAACCTTACGAATATATTTTCCAATACCCCACCAAATATATCTCCAATTGTTAAAAGTAATTTTGTTCATAAAACTACGAAATTTATTATAGAATTTTTTTTTCTCTGTTTCTATACGAGCTTCCCATTCATCATTATTTTTTTTTATATCTTGTGCAGTCTGTGACAAACGAATCTCGACTTTTTTTAGTTTTCCTTGAAGAACACCGTTTACAAACTTTCCGACAAATTCTGCCCAATATTCATTTCCTACTTCATCAAAGATTGAATCATAAAAATAAATATCACCAGTAAATTTTTCAAGTTTATATTTTCTAGACTTTTCTTTAAATTCATAAGGCCAGCAGAAACGACCTTGCTTTTTAATCTTTTTTTCTTCTTCTTCGGAAATTATACGAACATTTTCTCCTTTAATGTGTAAACCATAAAGTTTACCTTTTTTAATAGCATAGGTTGACATTGTGCAATCAGTATTTTTTGTCTGAAAGTAAATATCTTTCCATTTTATATTGGAAAACTTTGCTTGCTCTTTCTTATTTAAAGGAAGAGGCATTTCACATGTAATATTATCGAACATTCCCATAATGTTTAATATTAACAGAATTTATTTGTTTGTCAAAATGTAATTTACCATATACTGATAAATTATATTGTTATTATTACCAGTATATTATCACACGAATTATGTGCATTTCTTAAATCTAAAATTTTATATTCACAATTTAAAGATTTTAAAGAGTCTTCATAATTTCCAACAGCATGACTGATAATATCTTCAATTACATAATATCCACCTTTTTTAAGTTTATGTAAACTATTTTTCAAAAAATTAATATTACCTTTTAATTCATGAATTCCATCATCTATGATAATATCAAATTCAATATTTTTCAAATCTTCATTATTCCATAATGCAGCTATATCAGAATCTGAATATTGATCTACATAATAAGTTTTAATATTCTCTTCAGAGAATAAAATATTTTTATCTATATCAGCACCATAAATATTTGCATTTTTAAAATATTCTTTCCATGCTCTCAAAGATGCACCGGGTTTACCTTCACTACCCATGTTAGAAGCTACCTCTATATTGTTTGTACCCAATCCCACTTCAAATAGATTAATATTTTTTCCTATAAATTTTTCAAAAATATTATTATATACTTCTGTATAAGAATGCCATGTACTTTTATCACTACCAAATTCTTTCATCAAATCACATAAAATTGTTTTCATTGTATTATTTATATATTTTCTTTAAAAGGTCAATCAACTATTTTTTTAATACACAATTATTTAAACTTTGATAAAACCATACTGGAGAATAAGGGAATTCAACCCTTGAATCCGCAGTGCAAGTGCGGTGTTTTAGCACTAAACTAATTCCCCGAAATGGTGGAGGCGAGGGGAGTCGAACCCCTGTGTTTAATATTAATGATTATGCATTCTTCACATGTTTGGACAAACTTCGTACTTTCGTTGTCTAAAGGTAACGAGGCGTTGCCAACCTATCTATGTTTAGAGACCTACCTGTATGTGTGAATAAGGACCACATACTACCCCTTGCACTTATTTTACAAGTGTCACAAGTACCACTTTAACCTATTGTTATTTACCGAAAGGTTTAATAGGATTACTTTCGGTTCTTATGCTGCGAGGAGGGTCTCTTCCTCGACTCCACAGAGGAATTCTGCGGCGTTGTTGAAGATATACTCAGCTTCAGCTAAGATTGCATCAGTGTTGTCTTCTGCATTTATTTTTTCGATCAGCTTTTAAGGTAGCCAACTGATCAACTACCACATGCATACATAACTTTTAACAATTAAGTCGAAGCCAGTACGCCCCCATAAATTATACTTATCAAAGAACTGGTACACGAGGAGGGTATCGAACCCCCAACATTTTGCGTGTAAGGCAAACGCTCTACCATTGAGCTACTCGTGCATTTTATTATTTAATACTTTAAGCTCATTCTTAATATTGTCAATGATATTCTTTTGTTTGCCACCAAGTTTTATATCTTGAGTAATTGTATCATAATCATTTGCAAGATAAGCTTGCACTTCATCTTTAATAACTTTGGAGTTGTAACCAAGATCATATAAAGTATTTTTTATTTTATTAAAACTCTTATCTGGAATTTTACTTATAATCTTATCCGCTTGCTTTTTATAATCAGGATACAAGTAATAAAAAGCATGAGACAATTCATGATTGATTGTATCTTTATTTTTTGGATCTGAACCTATGACATAATAAGAATCACCTTCTTTTAATTCATTTGTAATTTTAAGATGTATATCTTCAAATGTTTTATCATAGATATTATAATCATTTTTATCAAAATTAGCATAAAATTTATCAAAGAAATCTTCAATTACATTTGAAGGAATATTAAATCCTGCCCAATCAATTGGGTATGAAAAGAAATTCTCATTTCTTCTCGTTGCATATATTCTTTGAAATTCTATCATATTAAAGGCTTTGCCTCTAATTTCTTTATATGGAGATTCATAAAATTCTTGAACTCGACAAAATGTCATTGTAAGATCATATGAGTTATCTATTGTTACGAGGAATACTTTAGGGTGTATTTCTTTAATTTTATACTTAATTTTCGACATCTTGGAATGATATAACATTACATATAATTTGTCAATTTATAAAATGGTGGGCAGAGAAGGACTCGAACCTTCGAACTCCAAGGAGAGGAGATTTACAGTCTCCAGCAATTGCCGCTATGCGATCTACCCATTTGTATAATATATACTTTTTTTGTTGAAATGTCAAATCTTAATTGTAAGTATAAGTATAATGCAAAATATTTATACTACCAAAAAGAAAAATAGATGGAGTCCTATTTGGAAAATATCTGATAAAGATTTTATAAATCTTGTAAATAATTCAAAAACAACAACACAAGTTTTAGCTCATTTTGATTTAAAAAATAAAGGAGGAAATAATAGAACAGTTAAACAAAGAATTATAGAATTAGAATTAGATACTTCTCATTTTATGAGTAGGGAAGAATCCTCTATTGATAGTAGAAAAGTTACTAAAGAAATTTTTAAAAAAGAATGGTTAACAGAAAAATCTAATAAAACTAGAGGTCATTTAAAAAAATATTTATTAAAATTTAATTTACTAAATTGGGAATGTAGAGATTGTAATAATAATGGAAATTGGAATAATAAAAAATTGGTTCTACAATTAGAACATATAAATGGAATATCTGATGATAATAGATTAGAAAATCTTTGTTTTCTTTGTCCTAATTGCCATAGTCAAACTGATACATTTGCTGGTAAATCTTCAAAAAGTAAAATATCTATTAAAAATAAAAAAGAAAAATATAATAAACCAAGACCTACTAAAATTATTTGGCCCAATAATAATACATTATCTAATATGGTTTTAAAATACCCTTTAATAAAATTATCAAAAAAATTAAATGTTAGTGATAATGCTATAAAAAAACATTGTATAAAAAATAATATATTTTTACCAAAAATTGGTTATTGGCAAAAACAAAATGCTCTTAATAAACTACTGCCTCGTTAGGGTACGATCCTAAACTAAATCTTTCAAAGAGATTGGTGCTACCAGTTACACTACAAGGCAATTAAATTTATATATTATATCTTAGTTACATCTCCGGAAAATACAATATCATTTTCTGTGATGCCATTGACGTTTCCATTAGAAATATAAAGACTAATAACATCTTTTACTTCTTCAAAGCAACTATATGTACGAACTTGATTGATAAGAAGTTTGTAAATACCTAGAGACTCTAGTACATCACATTTATTAATAATAACCTTTGTAACGCCTGATATATTAATAGCCTCTAATAATAAAGGAATATTGAGATAATTCACGAGTCTTTTTCTACCAGTAGTAGTTCCAACTTCTCCACCCGCTTCTATAATTTTATTAAGTTCTTCATTCTCCCAAAGAGATTCAGGAAACAAAGGATCTACGCCACTTTTAGTATCATAGATTTTAGCTATACCGTAAATATCACGAATCTTCTTTGGTGAGAATCCAAGAGAACAAGCGGCATATGGAAGAGTCTCACTACTTGTCACATATGGATAATTTCCATGATTAATATCAAGCCAAACAGATTGTGCTCCTTCGCAAAGGATCTTTCCTGAAAGTTTTCCATCCCATAGGAAATTCGATGTGATATAATTTTTAATCTGTAAACCGGAACGAACCATTTTGTCAGCATAACAAGGAGCAATACCTTGACCTGTAGTGCCAAGTTTAGGTTTAAGGACATTTACATCATATGATATATGATCCTGTGTAATGACATGAGCATTAGGATGAATCTTGACCAAAGAGATATCAAAACCGTTTTCTTTAAGATAATCAAGTTCTTCATAAAATTTGTCTATATTAATTACACAATTAGGTCCAATAATTGATAATTTATTATGAAAAACACCAGATGGAATTAAATGAGTTTTATATTTCTTGTCTTCAATATAAACAGTATGACCAGCATTTGGTCCGCCATTCCAACGACAAACCATGTCATAGTCTTTGGCTAATGCACTTGATATTTTACCCTTGCCCTCATCACCCCAAGCAAGGCCAACAATTATGTCTACAAAAGAAATCATCCCACCTATAATAGATGGGATGTTTCGTGAAGTCAACTATTTTATTTAAATTATCTACGTCTAGTAGCAGTAGGAGTAGGTGTTTTAGTTGGAGTAGGTGTTTTAGTTGGAGTTGGTGTTTTAGTTGGAGTTGGTGTTTTAGTTGGAGTTGGTGTTTTAGTTGGAGTTGGTGTAGATGTTTTAGTTGGAGTTGGAGTTGGAGTAGGTGTTTTGGTTTTAGTTGGAGTTGGAGTTGGACTTGATGGTATAAAAGTAACAAATTTATTAATTTTTGGACTTCCTAATCCAGTAGCAACATCAAATCCATTTGCAGCTGATTGATTCTGATAACCTTCATTAGCAGTAGTTCCTGTTTTTATATCATTAAAATATAAAGAATAATTGCTTCTAGCATTACCATAAAATAAATTTTTAATTGTTGGATCGTTCAAAGCAGATAAAGAATTGGTTGCTTTTAATACAGCCAAAAATGATGCTATTTGTGGTGTAGCTGCACTTGTCCCGGCTGAATATATGTATGTGCCAGTTCCAAGAGCATTAAAAGGATTGGTGAAAAATATTTGAACGCCAGTTCCGGAATTATAAGATATATCGGGTACTGATCTTCTTGTATTTAAGTTAAAAGAATCTTGATATGATGGTCTATTGAAAAAATTAGTTACACCACAAGCTGCATGAGGCCATAAGGTTTCATTAAAAAGTCCAGTAGAAACATTATTTTCATAAGTATTATAAAATTGTGTACCACCAATTGCTAAAGAATTAGGAGATGATGCTGGATACATTAACTGACCACCTTTATCACCAGTTGCAACAGTATAAGAACATATTCTTTTTTCAAGAACAAAATGTTCAAAATATATAACAAATTCTATTCCTGATAATGATGCAAATCTCATAGTACTATTATCATCAAAAAAGAAAGTAGGATGTGTATATTGTATTGAAGATTTATTTTGTGAAATTAAGTCTCTTTCATCATACCCCCAGCTGCATGATATATTTTTTGCACTAAGGCTATTAATTGCATACTGCATACCAAGAAGTGTAGTATCACAACCTGATGCATATGGAGTAACAACTAAAATTATATTAGCTTTGGGTGCCATCATCCAAGCAGCTTGTAAATCTAAACTAGTCTCCGAAGCCCATCCAACTGCTGCTCTTTTTAATTCTTGATCATTACTATTTTTAAAATAATCCCAACTAAATTTACCAAGACTAGGATATACATCTTCTAAATTAATTATTTGAAGTTTAGGTGCTGGCATACTGGGATAATTTGCCGCAAAGGTTTGCAAATCTTGCAATGCATATTTAGATCCGAATTTATTAACTATAACAATTGTTTGACCATCACCTAAAGCTTTATCACCTTGATTTGCATTACTAACAACATCACCCCATCCATAATAATAACTTTGTAAAGACCAATCTATAGAACTTGCTAATACAGTTGTTGTTACGTTTGGATTTATATCTGGATTAACTTTTCCTTTTGGTAATGGATCTCCATTTCTTAATGATCCAGTTTTTCCTTCAAGATCTTTACCATCTTCAGCAGTATATAACCACCTTATAGCTGGTTGACAACTATTATTATAGTTAATAACATCATTAGGGTTTATACTATTAATATCCACTGCGGATAATTGATTGAAGTTTATTTTTGGTAGTTGTATGCTCATGGGTACATTAATATTTATCATTTGTATAAACTCTTTTTTTAAAAAAAAGACACTCTAATTAAAGAGTGTCTTTCTGTGTTTTTAAGTTATTGTTAACTTATGCCCAAGGGATTGAGGACAAGGAAAGAACTGCTGTAGCTTTTGCTGTTGCAGTTGCGTTTGTCCAATCACCAGCGGCTGTGTAATCTGCTTCACCTGTCCAGAGAACAACTGGTCTTGGGAGACCTTTGATTCTGGCGATGATTGTCTTCTCGTTGAAAAGATCTCTTACTGCAATTACTTCTACTGCGGAGAGAGATACAGTCTGTTGAGGTTGTGTTACGACATTTATGCTCATGTGTGTATATTGGTTAGTTGTTTATGGAATCGTTTTATCCCCCCTGCACTCGCAGGGGGCGATTCCTTTCTATTAATATTTATCTTTATTTGTTACTATTTCTAGTAACTTTTTATGCATCATTTCTAGTTGCTACTAATTGACCAGAATTGTCAATTGTAACATTGAATGATGAAAGACCGTTTTGACTTGTCATTCTAAGATATGTAATAGCTCTTTTACCAGAGTGGTTATCAGCTTTAATAACTTCTTGACCAGATACACCTAATGATAAGGTACTACCACCATAGACAGCATTAGTATTAATAGTATCACCGACATATACCTCACCATCAACATCTAAGTTATTAACAAAAGTGAAGTTAGGTTTATTTGCTGTGATACCAGAACCAATAATATGAGCATTGTCATATTCATCTGTACTATTATTAATACCACCAAGGATTGATGAACAATTACCTGAAGCTATGTTACAACGACCACCAGCAATTGTTGAATGTCTACCAGATGCACAATGATGACCACCACCAGCGATTACTGAATATTGACCAGTTGCATGGTTATGAGCACCACCACTTACTGTTGCTTTGCAACTTACAGCAGAGTTTCCGCAACCACCTGAAACTGTTGTATAAACATCAGTTACAAAGTTATTTTTACCACCACCAATTGTTGAAAGTTCGGAACCAAAAGCAGTATTGTTATAACCACCAGAAATTGTTGTACCAACATTGAATATGCCACCGTTTCCGTAACCGCCAGAAATTGTGTTACAAGAACCTAATACTGTTGAATTACCATAACCACCAGAAATTGTATTTGTATTACCACAGCTAATTGCATTCGGTGCGCAAGTATAAGCAAAACTACCAGTTGTTACGTTGTAAGAACCACCAGAAACAGTATCATCAGTACCTAATGCAATATTGCAATAACCACCACCAACTGTTGAATCATATGAACGATTTGTGCTAACATAATTTAAAGTATAATTATGACAGGCATACCAAGCATCATTTTCTAAGAAATTATCATTATAAAAAGATATAGTCTCTTCTTGGTTATCAACAAGATTCCAACATTGCTTTAATCCACTATTAACACGAACAATGCAAGCATCTCCGTTTTCCTTTGCAAGATACCAATCTCCACCACAAGATTGTCCATAGAACCAACCAGAAGAGGTAGGAACTGATGAATCTACATAGATACATTCAATAGCACCAGCAACGTTGCAATAACCACCACCGATTGATGCATGATTACCAGTAGCAGAGTTACATGTACCACCAGCAACAATTGAGTGATAACCGTAAGCATGGTTGCAATAACCACCAGAAACTGTTGTGTTACTACCAACTGCTACGTTCTTACTACCACCACCGACTGTTGGATTCCAACAACCAATTGCAATGTTATTGTGACCACCAGCAATTGTTGCACCACCAAAGCAAGCTACGGCAGCATTACACCAACCACCACCAACTGTTGCACCACCATTAAAGATATTAGCATCACCAGCATAGTTACAGCAACCACCAGCAATTGTTGCGGAATAACCAAAGGCTGTATTATGTTGACCAGCACCAACAAATGAATCTTGACCTAATGCACAGTTACGATAACCACCAACTACTGTTGCATTTAAAGCGTCTGCACAGTTATGAGCACCAGCAAAAATTGCTGCATGTTCATCAGTTGCATAGTTTGCATGTCCACCACCGATTGTTGCTGCTTGACCGTTAATATAGTTATAAGCACCACCAGCAATTGTTGAACAAGAACCATAAACATGGTTTATTCTACCACCACCAACTGTTGAATAAATATCATAAACCGAGTTATCTGCACCACCAGCAACTGTTGTACATTCATCATTAGTATAGTTATTATAACCACCACCAATTGTTGAATAATATCCAGAAGCGGAATTTTGTCCACCGCCACCAATTGTTGCGGAACCAGTTCCCACATTATCACCAGTGCAGTTAGAATAACCACCAGAAATTGTATTACCACCCCACTCAGTGCTACATGTTTTATTATCACCACCACCAGAAATGGTATCATTACTATTATAAGCTGTATTATCATTACCACCAGTAACTACTGAATGATAACCTTGTGCACGATTTCTACAACCACCACCAACAAAGGTATTACTTCCTGTTGCACAGTTATAAGCACCACCAACTACTACTGGATTCCAATAACCACAAGCTTTGTTATCATGACCAGCACCAACGAAAGGTGAGTTTTGAGGGCCACTTGCTGTACTACAAGAAACGTTATCTTTACCACCAACTACTACTGCATGTTGGGTTCCAGCAACGTTATTACAACCACCACCTACGAATGAATTATTAAATTTTGCTGAGTTATCAGAACCACCAACAACAGTACTGTAACATGCATCATTATCTATATGATTATTTGCACCACCAACAATTACTGAAGCTTGACCATCAACGGTATTATTAAAACCACCACCAACAAATGAACATCCATATGTATTTGTTGGGCCTACATTAACAGTGTTTTGAAGACCACCAGCAATTACGTCATAGCAAGTTCCAACATTATTATTTTTACCACCAGCAACTACTGTATAACCACCAGAAGCTGTGTTATTACCTTGTCTTGCAACAATATTACCACTTGCATCGGATACATTTGCACCGATAGTGTTTACTGTTGCTTTGAATTCTTGTGAACCATCTGCGAAATAACCTACTAAATAATCACCAGAAGTCGGTGTTGTATTTGTTGTGAAGCTTGGGAATGTTTTTGTTGTTGTTGCCATAATATATGAATATTTACCTTGAGTTTATACCAATTCAATTAAAAATATTAAGGAGTAATAGTTACAATCGCTACAGGATTTAACGCATCACCTGTTAGGGAAACAAGTTCTTTTCCATCAATACCAATAACACTGTTATCAAAACGATATTCATCTAGTTCTTTATATGCAATAACAGCACCGTATTGTAATTGGAATCCTTTAATTCTTCCATTTAATTCAAAACCTTGTGGTAATTCGTATGCAGAAAGATTTCCTACCGTTGCATTATTCGCACTAACATCTGTAAACTTTGTATCCGCTATTAATTTAAGAATTGAATAATCACCAAAATGTGGATTAGTATCATCAATAACATCAAATCCATTACGGTTATTTAATTCTTTTATTTCATTTATTAATAACCCAATTTGATAATCAATATCCTGAACATTAGTAATATATGTAGCCTGTGCAAATAAAGGTCTATTTTGATCATTTTCAATCGTAATCCAAGAATTATTAAGGGCAACATTCGGATTATATGGAATTTGGGAAACTTTTGGCGTGAGATTCATATATTGAAAATACTTATACTTGAATAGTAACGTTTCATAAACAAAAACACCCCAAAGATTTAACTTCGGGGTGTTTGTGACCTTTATATTTTAAATGTTACTTATTGAAACGTACATTTAAGACACCTGTACCTGTTGGCTGAATGGTAACGTTTAATGCTAAAACATTAGCAAATGTTTCACCCTCTGGGAGAGTTACTACACCTGAAAGTGCTGTAACAATAGCAGCTACATCAGCTTCAGAAAGAGCAGCGTTAGCTGCCTTTGGTTGAGCTTGAAGTTGAATTGACATAATTTTATTTTTGTTTGGTTATGTACTTTAGCGAAGTCCCTCATTCATTTGCTTTCAAATTGCATTTGAGCTTGGGTTTAATCGTTTATCGGTTTGTTATATTTATCTTTGAAAAATAAAAATCAATAATATTTTTTACCATTTCGGTGGAGTATGAGGACAATTTGCGGAACGTAATCCAGTTTTTAAATTCATATTACAACCACAAATTAAACATTTTCCATTATCGTAATATGCACAACCCATGCAAATATTAAGTCTTCTGACTTGTTCATCATTACTAACTGGTTCTTGTCCTTGGACTATTGCTTTTGTTTCATTCATAATTGCTTTTCCGAGACTAACTATTTTGGTAGATAAGTTTGGTTCTTGCATGTATTTATTTACATTAATATTTTATAATAACAATACCAGATCCTCCATTTGCACGAAAACCTCCACCACCACCAGTATTTGGGGAACCATCTTGACCACTACTTCCTCCACCACCAAGACCACCAACTACACCACCACCACCAGCATAATATGTAGGTGTTCCAGATATATCAAATGACAATCCTCTACCACCATTACCGCTACCGGAATAAGTACCATTCTGACCAACACCACCAGCACCACCACCACCACCGTGAGATATTCCTTCAGCGTTCCCACCTCTATGTCCTTGATTTGGTGTATTAACACCGCCAGTATGTGGCCCACCAAAAGCAGCAGCACCACCACCAGAACCACCATCATGTCCATTACCAAAACCACCAGCACCAGAACCACCACCAATAGCAGTTAAAGAACCAAAAATGGAATTTTGACCATTATTGCCAGCGGTTCCGCCATCACCTACAAAAACATTGATTATATCACCCGGAGTAACACTCAGTGTTTCAAAAATTAAACCACCAGCACCACCATTACTTGCACCACCACCAGCGACAACTAAAGCACTTAGTCCAAATACTCCAGACGGAACCGTAAATGTATCAGCACCTACTGTTCTGAATGGTACAACACCTAACGGTAGTGGTGTTGGAGTTGGAGTAGGTGTTGGAGTAGGTGTTGGTGTAGGTGTCGGAGTTGATGACGGTGTAGGTGTTGGGGTGTGTGAGGGTCTAGGTGTAGACCCCAAACCAGCTTGAAGTATCAATGGGAAATTTGTATTTTGTGCAAGAAGAACATTTTTAAGTGCTGGATCATTTGGGTTTTTCGGAACTGGTAATGCTCCTACTTTATAAGAAACAAGCACAGAAGGCTGTATTGAAGGTTGAGCGCAATTAGGCCAAAGTGTTTTGGTGCGACTTGTACAATTCCCATTACATGCTTTATAAAAACAACCATTAATATCTTCACTACAAGCTGTAGCATCAGTGCAATAAGGACCATAACCATTACAGAGACTATTACCTAAAATATCTGTTCCTATTGTATCACTACAGCAGCCATTACCAAAATAATCTGTTACATTAGTGGAACCACAAGAACCACCGTTACCGTTACCGTTAACACAGCAACCACTAAAACAAGAACCTCCACATACATTACAGTCATCATTAGTTTGATTACAACTTCCATCGCAATTGTGAAGTAAATCTATTGGATATGTACATTCGTTAGGTCCAAAAGAATTTTGATCATAGTTACAAGCAAAAATATCATTACAATCTACATACCAGCAAGAGTTGCAATCATTATGATAGTTTCTTGCATTAATATCATTGCAACCCCAATAACAACTTCCATCATCACAACCAGCAGATTGACTATAGTTACAAGAGCCTAAAATATTACAACCCGGAACATTTGGATTTCCACAACCGCAACCAAAATCAGAACATGGATCACCCCCACCACAATTACATAAATCGCAATTTGAAGTTCCAGAATAAGGAGCATGATTACCGCATCCACAACCTAGATCATATTGACATACACCACCACTCTCTCCACAAACTCCATCAATATAAAAACAAGATCCACCACAGACACTAAAATCATCATAACTTTGGCATCCGCATTGGCATGGGTCGGTAACTCCTCCGCAATTATTGCTACCATAACTTCCACAAATATCTATTCCACAACCACTGCCAACATAATCAAAAAGGCATCCGTATTGATCTTCTCCGCAAGCGTACTGGTCGTTGCAAGTTCCAAAACAATATCTAAGAGCATCTAGATCCTCTGCTGTACAAGGAGTCCCGTTAGGATCTATTTCTGGATAACAATAAGTCAATAGAGAATATTGATTTTGACAAATACCATTACTACCAGTAAAACAACAATATGGACCATTTGTAATACAATCGTTTTCACAAAAGCCTCCAAAAGAATCTGGTATAACTTCACCATTACAGTAACCGAAATCATTTAATAGACTACAATCACATGTTATATTATTTGGATCTGTGCAGTCCATTTACACAATCTCCTTTATAATATCTGCTGAATATTTGTCAGATAATTGCTACCATCGTATGTGCAAGAAAGAGTTGCAACAATTGTTCCGTTCTTTGAATAATCATATTGCAAAGGATTTCCACTTCCATCATTTGTAATAGAAATATTATCAAATTCAGGAATTTGCCAAGTACCTGTTTGATAAGTTACTTGTGCAAATAAAGGAAGAGAATTATCTACTTCTACCCAAGAATGATCTTTTGGAGCAGCGGTTAAATGAGCAGATAAAGGAAGATATTGAAATGACATAGATAATATTACTTATCTATGAAACGTTTATTTTATATCCATTTTTCTTCCAACCAAGCTGGTTCCTTTTTAATATGTTTGGATGCAGCCCTAGATTTTTCTTTTTTATATGCCAAAATATCATTCATAAGCATTCTTGCTCTTGCACTACTGATTTTAATTTCTGGTAATTCATGTCTTGTTGCCATTTTAAGGTGAGCAGAGATTAATGCTTCTACTTCTTGGATGATTGAATCAGCTTTCATATTTGTTCTAATTGATTGATCTTTAGGTTATAGCAATTTTCTTTAAATGTCCAGCCTAAATTTGAATCGGGGTCAATTTCTCCTTTTTTGCAATATATTGATTCGTTTAAATATTGTTTTGCTTTCTTTTTACCTAATATCCAAGCTTTTTTATAATCATTTCTAACACGAACAAATACATAATAATCACAATCTTGTCTTGCGTTATGCGCACAAATACTACATGCATATTCAGGTTTAGGTGGAGGTCCACATCTTTTTGTTTTTACTTCATAACGAATTTTATTTTTAACTACATCAAAATCATAAGCATCGACATCTTCACCATCAAGATAAAGTTTAATTAACATCTGACCGATATAACCTGCAACATTACCTTCCCCACCTGTAATACTATTTTTAAGTACGCCAAGTTTATCTGATCTTTCTTTGGCTAATTTTATTAATTTATCTGGTATATTTAATTCTATCATGCGAAAGGACATTTTTTTTCTTCATAAACTTTCTTTTCTCTAAAATTCTTTCCATAACGATTGAAGAATTCAGTATGAGCTTTATCCCAAAGCTTTTTAAAAAATCCAATATCATAATTATATTCATGAGTCATCTTCTCTCTTTTAAAAGGAATGATCTGAACAATTGGTGTACCCTTTGGAATAAGACCCTCAAAATCCTTTCTAAAAAGAAATGGAAAATTTACAGGAGCAGGATATTTGTCAGTATCCACCATACCAGATAATGTACGAAATGGAACATCTTCATAATGATATGGGTGAACAAAAAGACAAGACCAACCTTTCGGAGTATTCACAATCCAATTGTTAATCCATTTGAAAACCATTTCATGATATTCTTTGTCTATATGATAATGTTCATATTGATCTTTTCTTTGACCAGTTATTAAACGTATATCATCGGATGATGGTTTAAAGCTAACAGTCGTTCCATCATTTGTAATCCAAACATCACAAGGTAATGTTATATGATAACCAGCAGTCATCATATCGAATACTGGCATACATTTCTTTACCGTACTTGTTGGATCTCCATATAAATCAACACCTTTCTTACCATCTGCATATGATTGCATTTTGTTATACCAAGAAGGACGAGAATTATATGCAGGAGTTGGACGAGTAAAAATATCGTAATAATCTTTTGATGATGCTATGAATTTAATTCTTGCCATAAGGACAGATTATGCGAAATGTGTCCTTTTGTCAAGGACAGATTTGGCTGTTGAGGTAGGATTCGAACCTACAACCATCAAATTAACAGTTTGACGCACTACCTTTGTGCTACTCAACATTAAATCGGAGTGACAGGATTCGAACCTGCGACCTCTTGGTCCCAAACCAAGCGCACTAGCCAAGCTGTGCTACACTCCGTATGATTCACAATACTAACGGAGTTGTAGTTAAAAAGCAAGATTAAATTTCAATAAAAACTTTATTTATGTAAAACAGATCTTAATGTATTAACAATGGCTTTTTGTCCAGAGTGTTGAATTTGTTTTAAAATTTCTGGATCTTGTTGTTGCGCCCATTGCATTATAGTATTATAATCAGTGGATGTTAATTTATGACCTATTAATTTACCTAAAGGTTCCATTGAATTCATGATATGAGGTGATGCAACACTTTGACCACCACTTGTTCCCATAATACCTTTAGAATCTAAAACCTTTGCTAAAGCATCTTTAGCTTGATCAAGATGTGCAGAGAAATTTTCGGCACCACCATGAAGTCTTGTAAATTCATCACCTGATGGTATTTGTTGTTGTCCATCCCATGTTACACCCGGAGTTACATGAGTTGTTCCCGGTGCAACAAAGTTAGGATTTCCCTGCACCTGTAATCCAGATGTATCAGGAGCTAATTGTGGATTAACTCTAAATTGTGGAACGTCTGTACCAGCACCAGTACCATGACCAAATGGATTAAGATCACCCAATGAACTAAATGCTTGTTTAATCTTATCAAAGTTATCAATAATACCCATTGTTGCAGCACCAATAACAGCACCAGCACCAGCGGCTAATGCTGTACCTTTTGCTGTTGGTTGTTTACCGTCAAGTAATGTTTTAATTGCATAAATTGAAGCACCAGCAATACCACCTTTTATAGCACCATAAGCTGCACCAGTTGCACCAGTTAATCCAGCAATAGCACCAGATACCATTATAAAAGGAGCAGCTAATATACCTTTACCAATAAATTCTTGAACTCTTCCAGCAGCATGAGCAACATTACCTAATGTTGTTTCAACTGGTTTAATACCTGCTTGACTATCTAAAGATGTGATAAGATCAGCAACTCTCTTTTTAGTTTCTGGATCTGAATTTTTTGTGGTTCCAAGATCTCTTTGAAGTTCTTTTAATTGTTTACCTATTGTTCTTTGTAAAATTTCAAAACGCTTATTGATTTTTCCTGTTTGATAATCAGTTGCTTTACCGGATGTATCACCGGGTTGTGGTCCCTGTAATGCACCATAAGCACCTGATGCTCTAGATCTAAGTTTATCAAGCCAACCTTCATTTACAAGATTGCCTATATATTCATATGATTGATTAAGTTGTTGTTGAGGTGCTTGACCTTGTTGTTGTCCTTGATCTTGTTTTGTTGCATTATTAATTGCAGGAAGAACCTTTTCTTTAAAAAACTTTTCTTTTTCTTCTGGTGTTTTTAAAGCACTATATTCAGCTTTAAATTGTTCTGCGGTTTTTTGCCAAGATGGAAGAAGTTCATTAAACTTTCCTGCAACCTGTTGACCGACTTGATCTTTATTAGCAGAAGCTTGTTGTTCTTCTTTAATAAAGCTATATCTTTCCATTAATATTTTTGCGTCTCTGTCTTTCATAAAATTAAAATTTCCTCCAGAATCTAAAAGCTTCGTTTACTTTGGTTTTATTTCCACCTTGTGCTCCTATTTGGGCAGCTGTTTTTAAGCCACCGCTTTGTTTTGGAGAAGATTGTTGTGTACCTTTATTTTGTTTTTGCCAGAGATCATCAAGTATTTTTGCTTTAGGATCACCAACTTTAGCACTACCTTGATACCAACCATCAGCTTTTTTGGTATATTTATTTGGGTTTCCAACATCATTTCCTTGACCTAATTCTGATCTAGAAGCACTAACGGTTTGACCTTCTGGTGTGGTTGATTGATAAGCTTGTTTTGATGGGCCAAATTGTTGTTCCATCTCATTACGAGCAATTTCTGGTGTCCCACCAGTTTTTTGTGTAACTAATTCAGCATCTTGTACAGGCGGTGGTGTAAAAGCTTTTTCAACTGGAGGTTCTTCTTCCTGTGTGGGGGTTATATTTTTTTCTTGATTAGTATAATTACTATTACCATCACCAGCACCATGTTTAACGACAGCTAATGGTCCAGTTCCACTTGGTGTACTAGCTTCTAATGATTTAGGCTCTTCCTTTGGAGTTTCAGCTGCTGCGGCTTGTGGTTCTTGACCAGCAGGAGTCTGTGTAGCAGGAGCTTGTTGTTGATCTTGACCAGCAGGAGCTTGTTGTTGATCTTGACCAGCAGGAGCTTGTCCGCCACCACCTTTTAAGAAATCTAAAAGACCAGTTACTTTTTGTAATTGATCTGCAATTTGTGGATGAGTTTTTTTAATTGCTTCAATGTTACTTGCATCTACGCCCATTGCTTTTGCATCACTATAAAAATCAGTAATTTCAGCTTGAGCTTTTTTAACGAAATCATCAACAAGCCATTTACCACCCGCTGCCTGATATGCTTGACCTGCTGTTTGTGTTGGAGCATCTACTACATGTCTTCCAGCTAATGCATTAGCACCTTTTGCTTTTAAACCCTGCCAAAGATTACTGGCAGCAGCACCAACGCCTTGACCCATGTAGTTTATTCTAGCACCAGTACCTTCATTTTGGATTCTGGCATATGCTTCACTTAATAATAAATCGTCTTTGTTCATAAAATTATTTTCTATACTTATTCAAAACTTGTGACAATTCCTGTCTTATTTTAGGCCAAAGTGGAAAATCATTTAAATATTCATTTGTAATTCTATCTAAATATTCATTTGTTATATCAAGTATACGATTATTGTTTTCTACACCCGCTTTTTTAGCTCTATCTTCTGCTTCATGTGCAGTTGCTCTTTCTTGTGCCTTTTGGCGTTCTCTTGAATAAAAATCAGGATCACCATTTATGATTCCTGTTCTTTTTGCAAAGTCACCAATTGATTGTCCGATTCCTTCTTTTATGTAAACATCCTTATATGCTTCTGTTAATGATTTGAATTTATTATTCATTGATAATTACTTATCAAATATTTTCCCATTTAAAAAAAAACAATTGGAGGAAGCGGTGGGATTCGAACCCACGATACATTTCTGTATTTCAGTTTTCAAGACTGACTCTTTCAACCGCTCAGACACACTTCCTTTAAAATGGAACGTCAAGTAGGATTTGCACCTACGGCTTTAGAGTTTTGCAGACTCTTCCTTTGGACTTCTCAGGCATTGACGCATTAATGTTTAAATACTTTATACAAATATTTGACAATAGCAATAACAATTTTTATTAAACATGCAAAAATACAACATGTGACAAATGGTAAAAGCATAAATCCCCACATAGCAGATGTCAATGGGTCTACCATGTAAATACTTACATAATAAAAAGAACAGGAAGTGGAGGGATTCGAACCCTCGGAGCCTTTCGGCTCGACTGTTTAGTAAAAAGTTCTCGTAGACCGCTTGAGTACACTTCCGTTAAATTCGAGGTATTCAGAGATTTTATTGCGCAATTCGTTCTCTTATCAACTGATTCCCAACGTGTAACGTTAAGTTTCGGTCTAGCTAGATATTTTTCTAATCGGATGTGTCAACACTCTCGTAGCTTCGCTCTACATCCTAGATAAAACTTCTAATCACCAATCTAGCAACTCAGTTTTACCTTATTCTGGTGATCTGCTACCTACCAGATGTATTAATATCTTATAGTAATTTTTTTAATTGTAAAGAGTATTTTTTTTTAAAAAATGTATTTATTTTGGATTAAGTATAATATATGTCATATCCCATCTTACCTCCCATCATTACAATATCAAGTGTAACACCAAATTCTATTACTATTAGTATTAGTAGTTATGGTCAAAATCAAAATACACTTGGTTCTAATCTTAGATTATTTAAAAATAACAATCCATCAGTATTTGGTACTGCTGTTTTTGCAGCTATACAAAAACCACAATCAACATTTACGTTTACAGGATTAAATCCATATACTATATATTTCTTTGGTGCCGCTAATAATATTAGTCAGTTTTCAAACATAGTATCAGCAACAACAATTGCACCTTCACCTACTCCTACTGTAACAATATCTAGAACTCCTAAAACTACTCCTACTCCCACTCAAACTGTTACTAAAACAGTTACCCCAACTCCAACTCTTACTAGAACAGTTACTCCAACACCAACTCTTACTAGAACAGTTACTCCAACACCAACAATAACTGGAACTCCATCATTAAGCGGTGCTCCTTCTCCTACTGGTACTCCTCGTGCTACACCAACAATAACTGGAACTCCATCATTAAGCGGTGCTCCTTCTCCTACTGGTACT